TAATAATTATAATAATAATTTAACATTAAATGGAACTTTGACTATTAATTCTAATTTAATAGTTCTTGGTGATACAACGCAACTTGATACAATTGTATATACAACTGAAAGATTAGAAATAGTTAATGCTAATAATACTTCAACTGCTTTATTGGTACAACAAAATACCAATGATAGAGATATTTTTATAGCTTCAAATGTTGATACAGCTGTTTTTAAAATAGCTAATAATGGAGATGTTAATATTACTGGTATTTATAAAAAAGATAATAGAGATGTCATATTTGATACAAGTAATTACATTTTAACAGCAAGTAACAACCTGATAAATAAGATCAAAGAGAATGATAACAACTCAAGCAACTACATTTTAACAGCAAGTAACAACCTAATAAACAAAATTAAAGAGAATGATGACAACACGAGTAATTATATTTTAACAGCAAGTAACAATCTGATAAACAAAATTAAAGAGAATGATAATAACTCAAGTAACTATATTTTAACAGCAAGTAACAACCTAATAAACAAAATCAAAGAGAATGATAATAATTCAAGTAACTACATATTAACAGCAAGTAATAACTTAATACGTAAAGTCAATCTAAATGATGTTAATAGCAGCAATTATATATTATCAACAAGCAATATATTAGCTGAGCGAATTAATAAATATTCTTTATGGACACCATCTGGCTCTAATATTTACAGTAATTTTATAGGTAATGTAGGAATTGGAACTATTATTCCTAATAGCAAATTGCATATATGTGATAATAGCAGCAATAGCACAAAATTAATTTTACAAAATAATTATGGAATTGTTGATACAATACCAGATATAATTGTTACGGGAACAACTCTAACAACAATAGGTACAGATAAATGTATTACATTTCCTTATTCTGGAACAGCATCTACAAAAAGTTATGCTTTCACAACAACCGAAAATATTTTATGTGATATATTAATCGTTGGTGGGGGAGGCGGCGGTGGATATTCTTTTGTAGGTGGAGGAGGTGGTGGTGGAGGATATGTATATTTACAAAATATTAATTTACCACTTGGTAATTATACAGTTAATGTTGGTGGTGGTGGTTCATTCACAACATCTGGGTGGGGAGGTAATGGAGGCAATTCATCTATAACTGGTATGATTAATTATACAGCAATTGGTGGTGGTGGTGGTGCTGGTGGTTCTGCTAATGAAACTGTATCAGGTATAGGTAATAACGGAGGGTCTGGTGGTGGCGGGTCATACAGAAGATTAGGAGGAGTATCAGCAGCAGGAGGAACATCTATACAATTTTCAACATATGGATATGGTAATGGTGGAAATGGTAATGGTTATGGTGGAGGGTCTCAAAATGGAGGAGGCGGAGGTGGAGCAAGTGGAATTACAAATGGAACTTCAGATGCAGGCAATAATGGGTTATCAAATAGTATAACAGGAACTTTAATAACATATGCTGGTGGAGGTGGTGCTGGTAATGATTTTAATATACCAAGTCAAGGTGGAACAGGAGGAGGTGGTAGTGGCGCTACTGGAACTGGTAGTTATTCAGCAGTACAAGGTACAAATGGATTAGGCGGAGGCGGAGGAGGCGCGAGAGGAAATGGAACAGGACCATCAGCTGCGGGAGGTTCTGGAATTGTTATAATAAGATATAGAAGTACTTCAGTATCTACTTTAAATAATAATGGTATATCATCAGCATCAATAGATTTTGTTATAGGTAGTGACAAGGATAGGAATACAGATTACAAAATTGGAAATTATAATGGAGATTTTAAAATAATGTCTTCTATATCGGCTATAGATTCAAATGCTTTAGTTCTTACTTCAAATGGTAATGTGACTCTTGGTGGAAGTTTAAATGCTACATCATATTTTTTAAATGGAAGTCCTTTCAGTATAGCAACAGAAGCAGGATATACAAGCAATTATATTTCAAGTGTTAATACAAGTTTAATTAATAGAATAAATGATGTTAATGCTGCGCAGCTTAACAATGTGATAGCAGCAAATTCAAATATAGGCGATGGTCTATCATTAGTAATATATAATATGAATTTAAATAATATAAATAGTAGTAATTATGTTTTGGCAACAAGTAATATAATACAAAAAAGAATAAATGAAATAACTACAGATAAGATTGTTGAAGGCCCAAAGAATAAATATATAGTAGAAAACAAATATAATAATGATCTTGATATTAACGGAAATGTTTTTATTAATTCAAATTTGATAGTAAATAAATCTACTACATTGCGGAATAATTTAAATGTTACTGGAGATGTTAATTTTACAGGGGATATATATAAAAATGGTATGATTTATCCGAATGGTAAAACATATACTGGTAGCTCATCTATATTATCACAATATAGCCCTATACAAACGCAATTTAGTATGTATAAAAATGTTGTTGAAAAATCTGGCAGTGGCTGGCAATTTATAGATAATAACATTAATATTATAGATGAAAAGGTTCAAGGGTTTTGTGTTCGTATTAAACCAAACCATTATTCCTCAAAAATACTAATTAATTTAAATTGTCATATAGGTATTGATTATGGAACTGACGCAAGATGGTGGGGGCTTAGGTTATATCGCAAAATAGGTGAATTAGGTGAATGGACACATATTTCAAATGCGGATGGAACAGATTATAACAATAATAATGGGACAACTTGCTGGCTATCGCATAATTTAGGTGCTGATTCAAGCTCATATTCATATTTCATAGCAAATGTATCAGGAGCTTATTATGATATTCCTGGAATATCAGAAGACTATATTTATTATACTGCTAAATGGTGCTCATTACTTGGTGATAATACACAGAATGGTAAATTATATTTAAATAGACCAGCTATAATTAATACATTAAATGCGCCTGTTGTTTCTTCTTCGTGGAATGTAAGTGAAATATGGCAACTTGAAACATCCTATTTTCCAAAAGGTGGTATTGTAACAAAGTATACTCCAACACAAACACAATTTAATATATATAAAAACGTTGTAGAAAAAATAAATGGAGGCTGGCAGTTCATAGATAATAATACTGATATTATTAATAATAACATACAAGGCTTCTGTGTACGCATAAGACCTAATCATTATACTTCAAAAATATTAATTAATTTAACATGCCATATAGGTATTGATTATGGAACTGACGCAAGATGGTGGGGTCTTCGGTTATATCGTAAAATAGGCGAGGATGGTGTATGGACACATATAACAGATGCTAATGGTAATAATGGTAATAATGGTAATAATTATAATGATGGGACACCTTGCTGGCTCTCGCATAATTTAGGTGCTGAATCAAGCACTTATTCATATTTTATAGCAAATGTATCAGGAGCATATTATGATATGCCAAATGCGATGGATACATATGTATATTATACTGTTCAATGGTGCTCTCAATTAGGAGATGCTATGCAAAATGGTAAGTTATATTTAAATAGACCGGCAACTTATAATAGTTCTAATAGTGCTATTCTTTCTTCATCTTGGAATGCTCAAGAAATATGGCAATTAGAAACAACTTTTATTCCTAAGAATGCTGTCATTTGTCAAAATATGTCAATACAGACCTTATTTAATATATATAGGAATATTGTAATTAAGACAGGATATGATTGGCAATTTATAGATAATAATATTAATATTATTAATGAAAAAATACAAGGTTTCTGTGTTCGCATTAAACCTACACATCCTTCATCTAAAGTGCTAATACATTTATCATGTCATATTGGTATTGATTATGGAACTGACGCAAGATGGTGGGGACTTCGTTTGTATCGCAAGATAGGTGAAGGTGGCGAATGGGTTCATATATCAGAAGCGGATGGTAATAATTCAATAGATAACCAAGGAACTTCATGTTGGCTTTCCCACAATTTAGGAGCCGAATCAAGCACATCTTCCTATTTTGTAGCGAATATATCTGGGTCATTCTTTGATTTACCAGGAACATCAAGTGAGTATATATATTATACTGCTAAATGGTGCTCAATATTAGGAGATAATTCGCATGAAGGCAAGATATATTTAAATAGACCGGCATCATATAATAATTCTAATAGCGCTGTTTTATCATCATCTTGGAATGCTCAAGAAATATGGCAATTAGGAACACCTTATGAACCTGCTGAATATTCTATAATAAATATTTTTAATAATAATAATGTTGGTATAGGTAATACAAATCCTATATGTAAATTAGATGTTAATGGAACAATTAATGCTATTAATTATTCAACTATAAGTGATAGACGATTTAAAAAGGATATTCAGCCTATAAATAGTTCGCTTGATTTAATTAATAGAATAAACCCAGTATCTTATTTAACAATAGAACAAAATGATGGAGATAAAAAAAATTATGGTTTTATCGCTCAAGATTTACATAATATAATTCCAGAAGCTGTTAATGTTCCAATAAATGATAGCCATAAATATACTATTGAATATATGTCAATAATACCATTATTAGCAAAGTCTATTCAAGAATTATCAGAAAAAATAAATAATCAGCAAAAAACAATAGATGATTTGAATAACAAATTAAATAATAAATAATTAAAAAGACATATATATTATTTATTATTACTAATTAAATTTTTTAATATTCTATATAATTATATAATGAGTCTAAAAAATGAAGATATTAAGAATGAACAGAAGATATCTGGAAATTTGCCATATAAAATAGAAAAACTGTTATCAAAAACGGAGGCTTTAGTTTTATTATGTAGTAAAGCAAGCGGTTATTGGAGCATGATTAAGTTTGCTTTTAATATTCCATTAGTTCTTACATCAAGTGCTATGTGCATAATTAACTCAATAAGTGAAGATGCGAATGAAGTAAAAATACCAAATATTGTAGTTAATGCTATTAGCGTATTAATCATGTCATTAAATAATTCTATAAAAGCAAGTGAAAAATGTGATTTATTCCGCAGATTAGGTCAACAATTTTTATTATTAGCAGGTCAAATAGAGAATGATGATGAAATATCAGATAATGAATTCAGCTTGTTAGCTTTAAAATACGAAAACTTAATAAACGATATATTATTTGAAGAAATACCTAACAGATTTAAGCAACAAGTCATAGAAAGTTTCAAAGACAGACATCTACCTTTACAACTTAATGGTACAATTGGTAATAATATTTCATTTAATAAAAAGCCTAATTCGGCAGAAATCGTAATACATCAACAAAATGCGATGAATGTATAAAATTAATATTTAATCAATATCAACATCATTATCATTATATACATTATAATTATCATTATCTGTGGCATTATAATCATCGTCTTTATCTTCATTATTATAAATATCTTGGATATCTCCACCATCTCCTTTATCTCCGCCATCTTTTTTACCATCGTTACCATCGTTATCATTCATGTCATTATCATTGTTTGCATTATATATATCTTTGATTATACCAGCAGCTTTAGCTTGTCTGCGAATTTCATTTTCTTCAATATCCAAATCTTGATTTTCTTTTAATTTTTTATTTTTGTATTCTTCACGTTTTTCATTAATAAATATTGCAATTTCATCAGAAGTTAGGAACCTATTATATTTTCCATCTAAATAATTTTTTAAATATTCATATAATTCTTCATTTTTTTTAGTAATAAATTCGCTTGGAATATTTTCAATACCTGATAAATCTGGTAAATTAAGTGAATTACTTATAATTAGAATATTAATTTTTTGTATTAAATATTGCGAAGAAGATAATGACATATCATCATTGTCAATATCATCGATGTCAAATTTAATTTTGTTCAAATTATAAAGATGTTTGCTAATCATTTTCTTTATATCTTTAATAGATAACATAACCTTCTCTTTTAATGTGTCATTATCTTTGAATTTTGAAGATGAATTAATATTAACATATAATATTTTACATATATTAAGTAAAAATTCTTTGTAATTAATAAATTCACAATTTAAAAAAAGTTCACCTATATTTTTTATATTTTTATTTACTTTTTTAAGTTTTATAATATTTTCTATTATTACCTTATCAATTTGATCTATATTTTTATTTATTATATTATCTATCAAATTATCAGGTAATAGCGCAGATATACCACGCATACTTTCTAACCATTCAATAATTCCATAATTTTTAACATTGTAAATATATGGCTTGTTATTAATATATTTAATATTATTATATTTTTCCTTAATTTCTTTAAGAAATATATCATCGCTACCATTACTATGATGAACAATAGGATTTTCTTCTTCAATACCAAAGTCATTATCTATGTCGTCTACATCATATTTTCCTTTCTTTTTATTTTTTTTTGCCTTATTTTTAATTAATTTAGGAGGTGTAAATCTAACATCTCTTGCTTTATTAATTAGACGAAATTTAGAATAAAGCTCTTTTAATTTAATTATCTCACTATTAGTAATCTCAAAATCTGATATATCATTAAAATTAATATCTAATTTACGAAGACAACAACCCTGTATATATTTATGTATTTTTTCATATTTTGTATTATTATTAGGAGCAAATAATAATTTATCTATATAATATAATTCTTCATCAGTATATTTATTTATGTCTGTAAAACATTTATTTTTAATATCCATATTTTTTTTATTTAGCAATTCATTTAATATATCTGATCTCTTGTCTTTGTATTCATTCTCTACAATAAATATTAAAGATTTGCGTAAATCTTTAATATTTATCAAATAATCATTATCATCGCTATATTTGAAAAAATCACTTATTAATTCTATAATATAATATAATAAACCGTGGCTATTAAATTTGTCAATATGATTTGGATTCAGGTAATTCAAATTTATAGATATACTATTATTTAATATATTAGACTGAGTATCTACAATCCAGAAGCAAATAGAATTATAAAATATTATATTAAATGTATCTATAAACTCTCTATTAACAGCCTTTACTATATCTATATGTGTTTTATTTATAAACTGTTCTTTAACAGCCTTTTCAAGATCATCATGCCATTTATGCCTCTTATCTATATTTATATTATTTAAATAATCATTGTAATACATATATAAATATAAAGGAGACAATTCCGCATATTTTTTAGCATATTTCTCAGCATCTTCAATATTAATTTTTTTTTTTTCAAATTTATGTAAATAGTTTTCATATCGCGTTTGAACGCTACGATATTTTTCAAATAAATAATTAGATAATGCGTCATAATCAATATATATGTTTGCAACATCATTAATCTTTTTTATTAATTCAAGAATTATTTTTAATATCTCAATAAATCCTTTCTCATTTATAAAATTTATATTTGAAAGATACATATTTAAATTATAAGTGTTAACAACTTTATTAGCAATAGCATTTATATTAGTATCATTTACAACCCCTTTATTATCATCATCAATAATATCATCATCATCTTGTATTCCTTCATAATTATCTATATCATTGCCATCACATATTGCTTTATTCTCTCTCTTAGATATTATATATTTTTTCCCATCTGTATCATAATCAAATATGTGTTCTCTTGAATGTATAAAATAATTTTTAGTATTATTACAATCTATTTTAATATCATCTATATTTTCTTTTGCTTCTAAGATATCATTAATAGTTTTCAGAGTATTATCTATGTTGATTGTTTTAATAGATATTTTGAGCTCTTCTATAACATCTTCTATTGTTATAGAATTTTCATGTATTTGTTTTATAATATCATAAATATTATAACTTCGCAAAGGTTCAATATCGCTATATATAATATCACTCTTATATTTAATTATAAGCTCTTTTGTTTTTTCAAGAAAAGAAACTATTTCTGTAGATATGTTAATAATTTTTAATGTTTTATCTATATTATCAAAAAATGTTAATTTTTTATTAATTAATTCTGGACGTTTAATTTTAAAACCTTTATGTATATTATTTCGCTCCTTTTCGCTCTTTATAATTGTATACATATATTCTGTTAAGACATCTAAATCTTTTTCTGTAATAAAATCTAAAGAATAATCGTATTTTTTAAATATATTATTAATATTACTATAATCAAGATAAAAGCTATCTTTATTATTATTTATTTCATTTATAATCATTTCAATATCAGGTCGCGTATTTTTAATAAGTTCATATATATCTTTATAATTAGCAGATGATTTATAGTTAATGTTAATACTATTTAATAAATGCGAAGCAACTTTAGCATACATATAATCATCTTTTATACACGTTGGAACCTTGTAATATGAACCGATTATAGGAAGATTAATATCATCACCATCATTTATATTAAAAATATTTTCAACTTTGTCTACTTGTCTACATTTTATAACAGGATAATCTTTAATAATTGAATAATATTCTGGAAAATCAACTTTATTAAAATTAGTATTATCTGTAATTATTATATTTGTATCATGGATTGGCTTTAAACGTATCTTTGTTGATTTTTTATCATAGGAAATACAAAATTTTTGCTTTACAAATTCGCGAAGCTCATTTTTATCATTATATTTTTCTATAAATTTTGATAATAAAACAATCTTTTGCGAGGTATCATAATTCTTTATTAAATTTTCTTCATTCTTATCATCACCATATTTTTCTAATTTTCCTTCAGTAGCAAAAATATAATTAGTATAATCATTTATTTTACCATTATTACTTTCGCGATTTGTAAGTATTTCATAAAATAAATTTCTTAGCAAATCTGATTTCTTTTTATTTTTTAAAAAAATATATAAATGATTATATATTTCTTCTTTATCTAACGCAATAAATGATGGATTAATTTTGCTCATTTCTTCAAAACTAAGTATCTCAGTGTATTCAATATCATCTAAATCTTCATCAATATATTCAATATCTTTGAGATTTTCAATATCCGTAGCCATTTTGAACTTATGTTTCTATTTAATACAATAATATATATTATTATTGTGTAAAAGTAAATAATAGTTTATATATTTTCAATTGCGAATTTAGTCCATTCATTTTTGATATTTGTTAATTCATCAACAATGATTGAGCAATTTTCTTCAAGGAAAGATGCGAATATTTTTGAACTATTAGGATTGCTGACATTTTCTAATGAAATGCGTAGAATCATTAAAGACTTTAGCGGATGAGGGCAGATATAGCCAATATAAGTGCACAGTATTTTATCTTTAAATTTACTATTTTCTCTGATATATTTACTGTGAATATAGGATTGTATAATATTTCCAAGAGTATCGTCTTCATCTTCAATAATAAATTCATAAGTTCCTTCAATTTCTTGAAATTGCTGTATTTTAACCTTTGTTGATGATTCACTACTCAATTCTTTTTTAAGCACTTCTAATTTATTAATAATTATATCTATTGATTTAGATATAAAGTATTTTGGTCCAATATTATGATTTATGCTTTCAATATCAAATTTAAAGCAAACTGGGTCACCATATTTATTTTTATAATATGAGCGTTCTTTATCTAAAATATTTTGTTTTTTATCTGCCTCTTTAGGATCTTGAATATATGAAAAGTTTGATAGTGATACTGGGTTAAATGAAGCATTATCACGACCTTTTCTTTTAACAATCTTTGCTTTAAAATGTAAATGCTCACCAGTTCTTAACCGTGTAATTAAGATATAATCATTTGATATTTTGTTAGCAGGAAAAATATCTTTAAGTTCTTCGCTGCTGATATTAACCGAATTACGCGTTGCTGTAATATTATTTGTGCGAACATCTATTGTCTTATTAGTAGTATTTTTTACATTTAATTCAATTTGAATACTATTATCTTCATAATTATCTATTTCTTCTTCTTTTAGACAAATAGGAATAAGACCGATACGGTGAATAATAATTTCATTATGAAGTGCTCCATTGTTTATTACAATATCAACACTTGGATCATCATTATCTAATTTTTCTCCAATAATACCTGGAATAGGAATATCTGTTAATATTACTCTTCTGATTCCATTTATAATAGCGAGATCAATATTATTTATTTCAAAACTATGGCAAGTAGAAAGATTGTCATATGTGTAATTTTGAAATTTGAGCATTTTCTTTATTAATTATATTATATCTATCTTATATATCATTTTTTAATATATTTTTAAAAATAATTTATAATATTATTTGTTATATTTAATTAAACATGGGACGCACCATAACACGGCGCGCAGGGCGGCGCTTTGGTGAAGCAGAACGACGCTTTGGTGAAGCAGCGCGTACTACACGACGCTTTCTTCCTCCAGAAAATAAATTGCCAACTTGTCCACTAACTTGCCCAATAGTATTTACACCTAAATCATAAGATTGTCGGGGAAAATTGCCAGCCGCGTTCATTATATCAGGTGTTCCAAAAGGTTTCATACCATAATCGTAACCAAAATTCATCATATCTTTAACAACACTGCCTTCGCCACCTAATCTTCGGCGTCGAACAGGTGCCTTTCTTACAGGAGATTTAGCACGACGCACGGGGCTATTAGCACGACGACGGGGGCGGCGACCTCCATCTTGAGGAGACATAGAGGGAGGAGACATAGAGGGAGGAGGCATAGGGGGGTCTTCTTGCATTTCATTAAAGAATCCTCCAAAATGTTTCATTAGTCTTTTGCGTAATAAAGCTTGTTTATTTACTTTCGTAGGTTTTTTAGGTTTAAGAACACTTCTGGCACGCGGTCGTCTCATTCTACCACCTTCATATTCTTTTTGGATTACTTCGTCACTATTCATATATTATGTTTATATTCTTTCTATATATACGCACGATTTTTATTTTTATAAAAATATAAAAAATAATAAATAATATAAATATTTAGGGATATTTTAGAATTTAGGAAATTAAACTTGTCATAATTGCGAAACACATAGATGTTCTGGGCGACATTTCATTAATTGGATTAGACGCAAAGAATTGTATAAGAGTTTTAATATTATTAACATCATTACATTGACATAGATAGTGATATACATTACTCATATTAATTATTTTTGTTTTATAAGTATTTATTTGAAGATTACGCAATTGTGCCAAATGATATTGAATAATTGGCGGAAATTGTTTATCCATTTCCTTATTCATTTTATAGCGATTATATTTTGGATAATATGTTGTTGTCGCTTTGTAATAGCTGTATAAGCTATCTTTAATTGTTGAAATAATTGTATGAACAAGATATGTCGGATCTATTTTTTGCCCGTTATTATCCAGCGGTAAATTAATACTTGGGTTATAGTTTGTGATATAATCTTTAATTGTATATTCAGTTTTATTTTTCATATATACTGAAATAATATTCATCCAAATATTTGGATGACATGGATCCGTTTCTTCGCGATAATTAATAACATCCGTAGAAATTTTATATAATTTAACTTTTTCTTCTATAACTTTTTTAACGATTAATCCATAACTATAAGGCGTTGTATTGATATGAATATATGCGTCATTAATATTAGTAAATGATAGCGGATATTTAATACCATATTCAATTAGTGATGGAATAATAGATGATATAATATCATTTTCAATAAGCGTATTACGTTGTTTTGTATTAATATGAAACATTTCCATATAATTATCACCGAGCAAACCAGTATAATCTACAATATGCTTATTTTCGTGGTGAATAATAATAAATTCATATGCCATATTTGGATCTAAATGTGCTACAAATAGATTTCTTAGTTTCAAAGACATTTCTTCGGTAGTTAGAGCAGAAACTTCTTCCGCTGTAATATGTTTGCGAAAGTATTTAAATAAAATTTCATCAAACATATTACCATGTTTTTTTGTGGGGTGTGAAAATTTTGAACTATTTGCGTCAGGGCAACTTGAAGTTCCAAAGAACCATTCGTCCTTATAATTATAAGCTGTAATAATTGTTCCGTCATATGCCTCATATATTTTATCATTAGGGGAATTTAAAGTATTGATATAGGTATTATAATCAATGCGCTCAGGAATAGAATTAGCATATGTCACTACAATATTATTATAATTAAGACTAAAATCAAGAACAACGCTTCTACACTGCTCATATAATTCTTTGAAATTATCTACATTATTTCTAATATATGAATTATGAAGCAACACAATATCGCTACGGTCTTTGAATTTTTTTACTTTCATTAAGGGCCATAGATGATATTTCTTTAATAAAATAATTAAACAATTCGCATAACTATTATTAGTATCATTCATAGCATGATCTCCTCTAACTTCACAACAATTAGTGTTAATTAATTTACGTTCTTCATAAAGTTTAAATGTTTCATCAATAAGTTGATATAGATTGGTTGGAAATTTAAATGCGGAAGATTCAGTAGTCATTATTGAAGATGTGTATACTTTAATTGTATTATTACATACACTTAATCTTTTATATCAATTTTTATATATTTAACATAAAAAAATAATTAAAATTTTAATATTATTTTGAACCTTTATAAAATTTATCAAACCATACTTGACCAACTTCTTTAGAAGCTTCTTCGCTTGTTACTTTATTTTTAATAATTTCATCGCGCATTGATAAAAAATACTCAAAACTTTCATTATCAAATACCGCATCTTTTGTAACCATATCAAATAACATAGGGTATCTTTCAATAAAAAATTTAAACTTACTATCCCCTGCTATAGTATTTACTATATTGATATGAGGGATTGTTCCTTTTTTATCTTGAATAATACTAAGAATTTCTTTAACAATAACACGTATCTCATCATTATTTAATCCATCGCTTAAAAAGTCAGGTTGTCCGATTGTTCGTGCTTTTTTATTTAAACCTCCTCCATTATTTCCATTATTTTCTCTCTTTTTTTGTGAATTCATTAGTTAATATAATAATCAATTTATATATATATATGCTTTTATCTTTATATTATTTATTTCCTTCTATTGTAATAGAATAAATACAAAAATGAGAAATGAATTAATGTATTCAGAGTTAGATTATAGCCCGAATGTTAAAGGACCGGAACCATTAAAAAATGCTGGATTATATACTGGTGATGTATTATTTGATAAAAAACCGTGGGGTAATAACTATATAATACCACGTATTGAACCTGACGCGGTAGCTTACAGTGCTCAATTTTATGCCCCTCATCATATACCATCATATAACAGACCCGGGAACAATACTGTAAATAATACTAATTATAAAAAATATAATGTTTCAAATAATAATGATTATAATTTCTTTTGTCATACTAATAACATATTAGGTTGAGGTTTTTTAATTAATTCCTTGTGCTTTTCTAAAAAGTCGCATATATATTTGTAAGTTTCATTAACTTGTTCAAATGTAATACCGCCAGTTATTAATACACTTCCGCTTTCAAATAAAGCTCCTGTGACTTTTTTACATTCGCCTATGTTATGTCCCGCACCTTTACCATAACAATATTTAGGACACGAGCATATTCCATTCTTGTTTTTATTATTAATATTCCAAAAGTATTCTAATTTTACCCCTTGATAAATACCTGGCTGAAAACTACATTTATTATTATGATCATCATTAATAAATAACTTGTGTATTTCTTTTCTTCTAATTTCAAACCCGTTTTTTAATTCAGGGTCAGAATAAACTTTAAAATCAGTATTAATCATACGTATTTTAAAATTTTGATATTTTAAATCTAATACATAATCTGGTTCAACATTAACTATAATATTTTTATCAATATTATTATATATTAATGTAATATCATTAATAATATGATTAACAATATGTTCGGTATCTTTAATATCTTTGATACCGGTTAATTGTATATTTCCATTTTTAAATATCTTAACATTTGGTATATATTTATCACTAAACTTATAAATAACTGTAACTTGGTTGTCAAATCTATTCTTTTTCATAGTATTCTTTTTACTTTTTCTTCTTTTTTTGGGATATACCCCTTTAGATACATCTGTGCCATTTTTCATAAATTGAACCCATACAATACCTTTATCTATTCCTTCTGCTACATTGTCTATTACTTTAATATTATCAAATAATATTCCAAGATTTATATTGATATTATTACCAATATTTGCATTGCATGTTATAGTTGAAATTCTATAAGGAGAAAAGTAAATATTATTCATCTGTATATTAGCGCATATATATAAGAATATATGTTCTTATATCATTTTTTATATTTTATTAGAAACAATTAAACTTAATTTATTGTCAATTGAGTTTTTATTTTTTTTAATATTAATATTTTGGTTATCTAATTTAATATGCATATTATCAGTTATATTTTTAAGATATGATGTATTTACAACTTCATAACTAAAATTTGTAGATATCATAGGAGGTAAATTTAGAATATATGTCTTATCATTTGTATAATGTCCTTTGCGAAACTCATCAATTGTCATAGGACCATTAAAAATTTTTAGTAGAAATCTGGATGGTGCTGGGCGAATCGGATATGTGAATCCATAATGCTTGCTCAACATTTGTATTAAACTATTAATCTCCCAAACTTTGTCGCTTCCGCAATGAGATGAAAAATTATAAGCATTTGCGCATTCAAGTGAGCAAAAGTTTCCAAATAACACATAGGTATCTGTTTTAATATTATATTTATAGGGCATACCATAAGTCCTATTATCAATTGGGTGACAACACCAATAACAATTATTATTAGAATTTAAGAACTCGTCTTTATGCGATACTTTTAGAGAATATTCACTATTACTATTATCAAATATGATATTATCTTGAATAGTACTATATGTATTATTTTCATTTATATAAAAACAATTTGGTTCATATGGCTCTGGAAATTCAACACATGAATTATTATCAGTTATATTCAATTTATTTATTTGTGCTGTAGATAGAGGAAGCTGTAATATAATATCCTCATTATCAACAACAGATATATCTTTTATTATTGTATTCATTAAATTCTTCTTTTTCTTTGGATCCGCATTTATATTATCATCTGACACTTTTGCTTTACGAGGCATTTATATAAATTATAAGCGTTGTCTTATATTAAATATAAACGCGTTTATTATTTATATAATTATTGATATTTAGTTATTAAGCAATTATTTATTTATCAAAAAAATTTTTAAAATATACAATATTTTTTATTAATGTATCATTGATTTTATCAGCAGGATTTTTTAAAGTGGGGATATCAAATTGAACATCACCCTTATTTGATATACATTTCATCTTAATTTCTTTTATTTCATTATTAAGAGAATTTATTGTATCTATTAAATATTTAATTATGTATCCTGATAATAATATTAGTATTAATACAAGTAAATCCATTCTCTTTTTATTAAAGATGGATATAAAAATTATATAGAGATATATTCCACAAATATATTTTTTATTATTTTGTCCATATAAAATTGCATGTTCCATTCATAACAGAAAAAACATTAATAACTTTTGAATATACAATCATATCAAAATTAACATCAGTTTCTTTAATATATGAAGTTATAGAATTTTTTTTCATTAAATTAAAGATATATTTAAATTCATTTTTATCTCTTATGTCATTTGAACTATCCTGATTATTAATAGTAATATATAGAGATGTAGTTATCATCTGATTATTATATGAGCCAGCCGCAATTATTTTTTCAGGAAATAATGAAAATGAATAGCAATATATTCCTGTTCTTGGAACATTTGTATGATATTGATATGGTTGAATATTATTATAATAATAAGCTTTTTCATCTACACGAATTATAGTTTCAGCCCATTTAATTTGTGCTGTTTCTAATATTCCCATATTTTCATTATATATATGTGAAGCAGTATAATTATCATGTATATTGAAATATGAAACTATATCCGGTCTACGCAATATCCATACTAATTCTTTAATATGATTATATGAGTTTTTCAAGTTAATATAAGAAGTTGAACTATTAATAGTTATTCCAGATATTGTATCTCTCTTTACATAATCAACTACATATTTAACAACACCATCATTAGTAAGCGAAGAAGCCCTATAAGCACTATCAAGGAATATATAATTAACATCTAAAAAGCATTTTATATTACTTTCATTATTAATAAAATTACTAATTTTTACATTTTCATTATATATTTTTTGATAGAACATAGGTGACACATATAATTTTAGTTTATCACACCAAATTTGATATAATTTTTCTATATCATTTAGTTCAACATTTATATATATTTTCTGATTTTGTATCTTGTATAATGGTAATGCTAATGAAGGATTTCGCGTAAACCAAAAATTTAATGGAACTTGTAATATTCTTCCCTTTATTGATGGATTAAACTTGTCATTTGTTATATTCGCATTAGGATACGCATTGTTAAATAATATATTATTTTTAATAACATAACGTGTGCTATTATTATTAGGATTTGTATATTCTGGTATATTACCAATCAACTTATTATATTCAATACCATCCTTATTTGTTAGTTCATTCCAAATATTCATCCATTCGCCATATATCTCTTCTATAGTATTTCCTTCAACAAGTAAAGTTGCTTTTGAAATAAAATTGTGACCTATATTATTTACCCATCTAAATCTATGTTTATCTGTAGAATATATGTCAGGAAGATTAAAAATAAAATACATATTACTTATTAAATCACCATAGCGTTTTATTTCAAATGTAATCTTAATATTTGCTGTTGAAACTGATAAATTTATTGATGAAAAATTATCAGGTGCTATGTTTCTATTTTCCATTGAAAAGTTAACATGTTTATTATATACATATTTATAATAATTGATACATGGCTGTAAATTAATATAAGAGTCCATTTGACCTTGTAAAACTAATTGTGTTAATCCACCACCCATTAGATATATATATTGAATATACTTTAATATTATCTTATATATTAAAACCATGACATTTATTATATTCACATTTGTTCATATTTATTTATAAATTGTAATAATTTTGGTTCTGTCCTTTCTTCTTCAAAGGAAGCTACCATTTTAGGTGTAGCTGAATTGTCTACAATAATTATTGAAGGGAATCCTCTTATATTGAACATTTTAACACGATCCATATGCTCATCGCAATTATATTTTTGTAATGATACATTCTTCCATTCCATCTTATTTAATTTTTCCCATACACCCGATTTATTAAAATCATCACAATGTCCGCAACCGTCCATATAATAGTATTCAACGCTGTATTTTTTATTACCACCGCCAAAAAATCCCTCTTCTATTGCATCTTTATTTGCGATTAATAAACCAAATATTAATATAGTTGATATTAATACTACACCTATTATTATCCAATTACTTTTACCTTTACCTTTTCCTTTCATAATTTTAAACAGTTAATCCTATCATAAACATACATTATTAATTATTCTAAACATACATTATTAATTATTCTAAATTATATTATTAATAATTTCATAATTATTATGATATTTTTTAATAATTTCATTTTTAATATCATTATTATCGTCGGTAAATGTTATATAAGTGTAAAAATTATTAATATTATTTGATATTATATTATTTAAAAAATCTTCAATTATGTCATGCTTTATTAAAATAATCCTATAATCTAATGCGTCATAGTTAATATTTGTAACTGTATTAACAATATATACGCTAAAATCTTTGTTTTCTAATAAATTTTTGTATTCGGACATATCATCATTACATACAACAATTGTCCTATATATTAAATGAGTTTTATAAATATTATCAAGTTTCTCAACAAATTGATTTTTTAAATCTAATTTCATATATTATGATATATATATATTATAATATATATATTTTTTATATCATATGTAAATATTTATATATAAGATTATTAAATATATTTAGTATTATAATGGATGATAAAGTAATTAAAATTGGATTATCTGTTTTTCAGAATAGATATAATAATATAGAAGTTCCTGATAATATCATAAAGAAGGCAGAAACGCTTAGAAAATCATGTAATTGTTTTAATTCATTTTATGATCCTAAAATGATATGGGAAAAAAAGCTTAATAATCGGAAAGAAAAAAATACACAAATGTTATCTAATTCTGGATCCATAAATAATAAAAACAGGGTTCATATTATTATCCCTGATTTTTCAGATATTTCTAATACTAAACGCGCATTAATTGGACATTTAAATAAATTAACTATTAAAAATAAAGATATTATATCTGAAAAGATAAAGAATATTATTGATAATAATAAAACGGAGGAAATATTTTTAATTATTTGGTCATATATTAAAGGAACTGAAAATGATAATAATATATATATGAGATTATTAGAGTATTTTGATACAGTTTTTTTAAAAAATATTATTAATAAATTATGGGATAATTATATAAATAATAGGGAATGGATACCGCCAAAATATATATTTGATAATAATTTATTATTACTTAATAATGAATATGAATTATACTGCGACTATATAAAATGGAAGAAAGGTATTCATAATATGAATATTATTTGGATAAAATATAAAACAAATGAGATTTCCATGTTATTAAATAATATATATGAATATATGTTTAATGAATGTATTGGAAATCCAAATATACACAAATACATTATAGATATTTTTATGGAGCAAATATTAAAAATATTAAATAATTATAAAAACAATTCTATTGTAGAAAAAATAAAACAACTTAATATTAAAAACTTTGATAATTCAACAAAGTTTTTAATATATAATATTATAGAAAATAAATAATTTCTATTATTATAGTATAGAGAATAATGAAAGAGGCCGACACGACTTTATCTTTTTATAGTAGTGTATTTATACATTTTATATTTGTAATATTACTCGTAATAATTTATACTTATATTTATAAGTTAGAAAACATTGGTTGTGAATGCTCTGACCATAGTAACAAAGCTTTTATTAAGACCTTTACTATAATTTCTTTAGTATATTTCTTAATTACTGCGTTTATACCAATGAAAGATATTGCTAAGAATATGGGGACAGGCATAGTTCAATTACTTGCGTTCGGTTCATTTATATTCTTCCTAACATTTGTTGTATATATATACTATGCGTTTGATTATGTTAGATATTTAATGAATGAAAAATGTAAATGTTCGGAAGATTTACGCCGTGATATTATTGGTATAGGAACAATGATATCTTTGTTCTTATTTATAATATTACTTTTCACTATAATAATCATCCCTATCTTAATTAGCACTCTAACTAATTTATTTAACAAGATACAAGAGTTTGAGAGTGAAGTTGAAGAAGTTATTAGAAATCCTATAAAATCTATCCGCAATGCTCCCAGCCGTCTATTAAGCACTACAAAAGATATTGGTTCATTTGTTAAAAAGACCGCTTCTAAATTATCTAAAAGTAAAAAGAGACGTTAGAGACGTTAAAAAAATATTTTAAATTTTTTTTATTATTAATATATATATATTAATTAATATGGATTGTAAAGCTATATTTCGCTATCATCAATGACAATTTCAGGAAGATACGGAGCAAGAATTTCATTAACAATAAGTTCGGGCTTAAATTCATCATATGTCATAAAGATTTTAAGAAGCTGTTCTGAAAATCCAGATATCATTGCGGTCCCTTCAGTTTTACAATTAACAGGAAATGATTCTTTATGCGAAGAATTAAGATTCCAGAATATAAACTTCGGAGGTGTATATCCAGATTCTTTAAATTTTTTTGCGATTGTTTTATACAAAGTCTCTACGCAATTATTTTTATCATTATCTATATTTGCTTCATCAAATTGCATATCAGTAAATATAAATAATTTTCTTGGCATATCTTCATCATTAATATGATGATCAATCCCATATTTAATAATCATATCACAACATTTAACAAAATCAGTATTAAACCCAAAATCCACATCAATCATTGATTTAAAGCAAGTATATAATGATGGTTCAATTCCCTTATCAGTATATTCTTTATACAAATCATCAGGAATAAGAGATACTAATTCAGGATTTTCACTAAATGTAATAAACTTGTTTTTAAACATTCCATTACAACATTGCGAAGTAATAATACCAAGAGATATGGCAACTTGTGCTGGAATACTACCGTTGCATGCTGAAAACATAGAGCCAGATAAATCAACAATCGCTAAAGAATTTCCGAGAATACCACAACTTTTAACATTATCAACAATAGATTTCCATTGTAACTCAATTGTTTCATTCTCTTCATATTCATCTTGTGTATTGCGAAGATTAATATAGTAGTTTGCCAATTCATGTGGGAGAATTCCTGTAACATTAATTTTAGCTTCTCCACTCCTTACTTTTGCCAAGTATTCACAATATCTCATACTATCATTTTTATTAAACGCCGCATGTAATCTCCGTGACGCAACACCAGGAACACATTCATAATTAATTTTGTCCCACTCATTATTACACATAAGCTTCTCAACAATATTAATTTTATTCCTTAGAGGAGCAATATATTCTTTTCTATATTTTTCCATCTTCTTAACATCATTTTTGCCATAAAGAATTGTTGCAATCTTCTTGGCATAATGCTTACGCTGATCATTCCTATCATTCTCACTCGGAGCCCATTTAGCACATAGAGAAATACTTACTTTGTTATCTGGGGTTTCGTTCTTTAAATTTGAAAGATCATCTTGTAATTTATTCGCAAATAACTTTAATTCGTAATTATTATTAATTACACCATCTACACTATTCTCATAACAAATATATAGCAAATCTTTCCAGCGCCCATATTTATTCACATAAGTAATAACATTACTCATGTAGGTGTATGGCTTATTACACCTTAGCCATAGCATTCCAATATTAGATACTGTCTTCTCTTTTTTTCCCTTCAATCTATCACGTCCATTGAAAATAATTGCTACTGTTTTTTCAGGACTAATCTTCCAGCATTTTTCAATATACTCATAATTTTTTTCTTTTGTAAGAGAACGCGTATACATCATGAAATAATCCACAATTGGACTTCCAGACGTATCAAGTGCAATAGCTCCATTTTCAGTACAAGTATATTTAGATACGGTAGTTTGTTTAGTCATTGTATCAGAATTTGTTAATTATAACAATATATCTTTATATATCAATTTTTATATATATAAATACAAATATATATTACAAATATATAAGATATAAATGTTTTATTTACCTTGGAATTTTCAAAAATCTCGTATAATTAATTGTAAATTAAATAATGATAATAACTCTTTAATACTAATTAGAGAATGGGTAATTAAAAGAAAGCCATCGCAATATACATTAACGCATTTATGGTATAACAATTTAGAACCAGATATAAAAGATTTATTTTTGAATATTGTAAAAAATAAAAAAATAACAGAAATGTTTAAAAATTTGTTAGGTAAAGATTATATAATAGATGCTTTACATGATATGAATGAAATATATATATCTCCTCTATCTAAAAATAAAAAAGATATATCTGACAATATTTTATATACAAGACATATTGGTGGTCCATTTTTTTATATTCCATTTGCTTCATGTTATAGGGTCATAGTAGGTATTGATGATAATAGGGACATAATGTCTGTATTTAACTTGACATCTGAAAAATATATTATAAAAACTGGCGATGTTGTTGGATTTGATTTTAACAGAGAATGTCATTATATAACTCCTATATGGTATAAAAATAGTATAGATACAAATAATAATAAATATCGTATAATTTTAAAAATACATTATTGTGTTTATCCTTATTGGGCTTTTGTATTTGGTTTTATTTTAAGCAAACTTTCAATTATCTATAATAAATTATATAGAAACTTTCATTTATTTACTTCCCAAAATAAATATACAAAAATTATAACAAAAATTAGATTAACATATACAAAAATATATCATGATATTGAATACTATATAGGTAATAATAATATATGTTTTATATTATTGCTATTATATATATCAATAAAAACACATTATAATGTGTTTTTATTTGGTAGCTCTTTCATACACTATTTAAGATGGATAGATACAGCAAATAATATTGGCGAAATTAATAATATATTAAGACGCGACTATTACTTTTATAAATTTATTTATATGCTACAATTTATACATATGTATCTTTCATATAAAATATATGATGATAATGTTGTCTTATATTCTACAATAATTGTCCCCTTATTATTTACATCATATGTTTATAATTATACAATATTTATACCTAAAATTATAGAAATATATATGGTATATGATATGTTAAATTATAACATTAAACTCAAATATATTGAATATATTTATATATATATTAATGTATTTTTTAATTATATTCAGTTATACAAACCGATATATATGTAAATATGTAAATATATATATATATATTATAGATACTACAATTTGATATATAATGGGTGTTAATATCAAACGATTAAGATTAAAAAATGGTATTAGAGTTGTAATAGTACCATTAAAAACAAAATTAACATATATATCAACAAATTATTTATTTGGACGATATCAAGAAAAAAAACATGAAATGGGGTTAACACATTATTGTGAGCATTTATTAGGTAGTCTAACATCTAAAAAATACAAAAAATCTACATATATTAGTGAAGAAATATATAAAAAAGGGGGTAAATTTAATGCTTATGTGTCTGATTATGAGTTATGTATACATATATCAGGTTTATATGATGATTTAGAATTTTATATAGATATATTGTCAAATACAATAAATAATTTTTATGTTGAAAATGATATTAAAATCAAAGAAAAAGGCAGTATTATTCAAGAATATATGGGATATTTGTCAGATGACAAATATGTATTTGAATATAATATGTTCAAGTTTTTATATCCTAAATATTCATATTTATTGGATTATAAAGAGCAGATTAAATATATAAAAAATTATAATAGCAAAAAAATAAATAAATATATAAAAGACCATTTAAATACTGATAATTTAGTTATAACTGTGACATGTCCATTAAATAAAATTAATGAAACTATTAAGAATATTAAAAAATATTTTGGAGTTATAAAATATAAGAAATCTACGTTTAACTATCCAGTAATAAAACATAGTAATACAATTTTAAAAATAGTTAATATAAAGAATTTTGTCCCAGATAAAAATGATTCAATTGTTATACATTTACCAAAAAGAATAGAAATTTTTTCAGAAGAATATATAATATTAAAATACTATATTAAAAGAATATTATTTAACTTTGAGTCTGGAATATTTTACAAGATACTACGTAAAAAGCTGGGAATTATTTATAATATTCATTTATCTATACATGTTAATAATTATAATGCGGATATGTCATATTATAATATAAAATCTAAATGTCATAGCAAATATATGCCAATTTTTATTGAAAACTTTTTAAATATTCTAAAAAATTATGAAATGGATGATGAACATATTTTGAATGCTAAGAATTATTTTAAATTTGAATATGAATCTTCAAAATTTTATAATTTAAATTCATATAATGATGAATATAAAGAACAGCTCATATTTAATAAAAATTTTATTTCAAATAAAGATATTTATGAAAAAGTAATATCTATTAAACCAAATAAAATAAAAGATTATTACAATAATGTATTTGTAAAAGATATATTATCAAGACATATCTTTTTTTATTATTCAAATAAAAATATTAATAAAACTATTGAAACATTGTATAAAAAACATATGTCTACAATTAAATGTAAAACGCATTATATACATTAAATCTAAATATGTAGGGGGTCAAGATATAATAATACTAAAAAAATAAAATTATTATATCTTATTAGGAAACTTGTAAAAAATGGATAGTATATATTTTTACATTTATTTATGGGCTGTTCTTATATCAACAATATCATATACAATTATAAGATGCGTATTTAAAGAACATTCACTTGATATGTTTTTTTATCCAAATAACGCAAATAACATTCTTGAAAATAAAGTATATCTTGCTTCTCATATTATAGTTAGCTTTTTACTTGGATTTTTATTTGGATTTAATGTTCTTGGTGGAATGTTTATAAAAATAATAATATTTGAAGTATATTTATACTTTTTTGAACATTGTGATATATTAATAGTTTCGGAACCTTCAAATTTGATTGTAATAATTTTAATAACATTAATAAGTTATATAGCAGGCTGTATAATAAACACTATATTTTCTAAATCTTATTAAAATATAAAAAATATATAATATAAAATATTCTTAACTAAATTATCTTACTCTTCGCGCCTCGTATCAGTGGTATCTTCTTTATACTATTCCTATTTTTTTACGAATGATTTCACTAATATTGTCACCACATAGTTTAAAGTTTAATATATTTCGCGAAGGGCATTTAAACTGAAAATTCTGATAATTTTCTATTCCATCTTGTTTTTCTACTTCTAACTGCGATTCAAAGTATCTGAACAAACATTTATCATGCGCGATATTAGAGCATACTTTCTCTGTATTTGTGGAATTATCAATAAATACTTTTACAATTTTATCATTTTTCTTAAAATTAGACATACAAATACAACAGTTTTCATCACATTTATTATTTTTATTTTGATCGCATATCAAGAAAGGCAAATTTGTGATATCCCATTTAAAACTCCTAAATAACATCTTATTTAATCGCTGAATTACCTTGCTATTATAATTAAAATTACCACAAATAAAATCATCAGTATAATTTCGCATGCAAAAGTGAGTTTTGAACTCTACAATGTCGCACATAATACTTGTTGCGACTTTTTGCTTATTTAAAATGCTCATATTATCAATAATGGTTCCTGTATTATTAGACATAACAATCCCTGTCTTATTCAAGATAAACACATTTGATAGCATGTCTACTTTGTTGAAAGGCGGCTGTGTCTTAGAATTTCGTGGTATTATTATGTCAAAGTCAAAGGACATCTCAATTCCAGAATACACAAATGGGATTTTTCCCACAGTGATTTTGTAGCTGAGTTTTTTATGCAATTTGATAGGTAGATGAAAATAACAATCATCGCTATTTACTGTTAGGTCAGACGATGATACATTAGAATAACCAAACCTTTCATTAAAAATATCTTGAAGAATAATAATAAATCGCGCGACATCTTCTTCAGAATACATACAAATATCCATATCATTAGCCACAATAGTGCGCGCAGCTGTTTCCGGTTGAATTCTTTTATTCCAAAACTTATGGATATTGTATTCATTAGAATGATTATATATAGACTTATAATGATCGCTAATTATCATATCCCTTACAAACCCACCAAAGATAATCCCATTGTTCTCAAATACACTTGTCTTGATAAGTTCAAAGACAATATATTTGATACGATCGGGAGAGAAGTTAATCTTAACAAACTCCATTGTAATACTTTTTCGGTTGATAGTAACTTTCGTAACTTTCGTAACTTTCGTAACTTTCGTAACTTTCGTAACTTTCGTAACTTTTGTAACTTTCGTAACTTTCGTAACTTTCGTAACAATTCCAATTGACTATTAACTTTTCGCAATCAATAATCTATGGCTTCTATTTTACAAACTTAAGAAAAAAAATCAATTTTTTAATTAATTTATAAAAAATAATACATATTTATTCTACCCTATATCATTTTCTATTTTAGCATGTGAATATGCGAGCATTACTTTTTCTGCTGTAGCTATTGGAAGAATATTATCTTTAGCACCATAAAAATCTGGATTTTTACGAGAACTTCTATTAATTAATGTTCTTAGCTTGTTTAGATCATGTAGTTCATATTGAAGACGGAAAGATTTATCATCATTTGTTGTAAATACAAAATATATTGATGGTTTTATCTTATTAATACCATCTGGCATATAAAAACTATTAGGATATTTAAATGAAACATTAAAATTACCAGTAGCATCTATTTTGTGAATGTTTGGAGTATTCTCAAAAGCAATTTCATAATTTGGATAAGGAAGCCCTGAACCAGAATAATTACTCATTCTATTTATAGGATTTGGCGCGATTATTATTATATCTTTATATATTGTATTATTTTTTATAGAGCCATTTATTTTTAATACTGAATGATCACTATTGAAAGTAATACTGTAAGTTGTATATTCATCATTAAATATCATTATAATTTAATAAAATATTATATATCTCTATATTTTATATATGTTTTATTTTTTGATAATTATTTATTTTATAAATAATTTTTACCAATGTAAAATGCTTATTATTTTATAAATTATTTTCTTTTATAAAATTATTTATATAAATACCATTACTAATATGAACATTACCATCACTTAAATCTTTTCTTAAAAATCCATTATTATCTATATAATTATCATATATATCAAAAAAAATATATTTTTTTTCAATACATTTTTTTTTTAATTTTTTGTTAAAATATAAAACATATTGCTTTCTCTCTTCGTCTGTTCCTAAAAATGGATAATCTATATTTTCCCAAGTATTATATATTTGAACAGGAGGAACTACATTATAAACACATATATTTTTAAGTTTAATTTGCGCGACAGAAACATTTAAATGAATAGCATCAAAATAATTATCAACAATGTCATTAATAATATCTTGATATGTTATTGTATCTTTTATGTGTTTATGAATATGACATCTGCAATCTATTTCACCTAAACAAAAAATAATAGTGTCACCATCTTTAATATTAAAATTGCGAATATCGCAAGTATTTAGTTTTTTGGTTCCAAAAGTATAACATAAAAGTGGACCTAATGGCTGATTTATTATTCCATACCACCCAGAACCTGAATGACTATCTCCAATTGTATGAATTGACATAATATATTCTTTATATTACAAAACAAAAAATAATTATATATTTAAATTTAAATGTTTTTTTATTACATCTATTACCTTCTATATTATTACTAAATTCCATCATCAACTTCGTTCTCTTCACAATCATCTTCATCTTCGCTATTGAAGACAAAAACACTATTACTATAATCATCATCTTCTTTTTTTTTAGAATCTTTTTCGCATATATCTTCAAAAATTATATTAGCGTCATTTACGTTATTAATAGTATTGTTGTTAACCTTATTATAAGCATTAATTAGCGTATATGATAATTCTTTATCATTAATTAAGATTTTACATTGCTCCGCATTATATTTATGAACAATATCAACCTTATTATCTTGAAAATCTCTTTTAGATACAGCAATGATATCACCGGTTTCAATTAAAACACGTTTATTAAAACGACGCATAGATCCTCTAATTACACCAATAGCTTCATTACCATCATCGCATAATACAAGAGCTCTACAATTTCCTAATAACTTAATTACATAAGCATATAATTCATATTCTTTATCAACTATATAGTTATTATTAGCAACTTTATTGAATTGACTAATTTTTTTTTTATTTCTAATGCTTGTTTGATACATTTAAATATTTATATATATATTCTTATATTAGTCTTATATTATTTATTATAATTAAAAAAATAATAAATTGTAAAAATATAAATTATCAATCATGCTATATATTTCTAATTTTGCCTTATTATTTGGTATCACCAAATGTATATTTTTCTTTTGAGCGAAGATAAGAATTCCTTTTATTTTTATTATGAAAGTGTTTTTTATAATCATCGCATGATATAATATTTATTTTGTTAATATTACTATTTGCGGAAGCAGTCATTGTATATAAATTATATGCGGATTCGTTATATTGAATTCTTAAATCAGGAGCACTTTTACATTTAAAAATGCCAAATTTATTACTATGTGAATTAATTCCGTTAGAGTAATTGATATAGCTTGATGTAATTGTTAAGTATGTAATTAATTTCAAGTTCATAATTATATTATTATATAGGTATGGTTATAATTTTTATATATAGTAAACTATCAATTTTTATCTATTATCTAATATTTCTTCACATAGAGTATTAATATTTAATAATGTAATTTTGTTTTTTATATTAAAATTATTTAATAAATTTATAATTTTAATTTTAATTTCATCATAGAAATTCCACGCAGTTATAAGTATAACAGTATCTTTCTTAATATTTTTGAGATATTCTATACTATGTAGTTGTATTTTTGAACATGGAGTATATAGACCACATTTTAATGGATTTTCATCTATCATATAATCAATATATGTATTGTCAATTCCACAGAAATTGAAAACTGTCATAGATTTTGCTGTGCTACCAAATGAAATAATGCTTTTCCCATCTATTTTATATTGATATATCATACTATTTAAATCACATTTGTATTTAAAACATTTAATTCTGTAAGTATCATATGTTTCCAGATTATATAATCCTTTTTTAGTTTCTTCTTCTAAAATTAATTTTGTATTTGAAATATCTGATGGTTGTTTTGAAATATTAAATATATAACTTGTTCCATGTATTTGATGTTCTTCTATATTATTTAATATTAAATTATTTTGCTCGCATAATATTTTAATGCTATTTGTATTAAAAAAACTTAAATGTTCATGATATATAGTATCAAATTGATGCTCTAATATCATATTTTTTTGACTTGTTTGAATATATAATTGTGTTGTATCATTCATTAGTTTATAAAAATAATTTAAAAAATCAGATGGATAATCAATATGAGCAAATACATTCTGTGCAACTATTATATCAAATGTACCATATTTAAGCTTCAATTTATCTACAGTTTTTTCATTAAAAAACTCGCAATATATATCGTGACATTTTTTTGAACTAAAATCTTTATAAATATTTTCAGCGGGGTCAACACCTACTGTAATTACATTTGGATTATACCTTTTAAAAGCATCTAATTGGGATCCATCATTACATGCTATTTCTAATATCTTAATATTTTTATTAGATATATTTTGTAAAACATTCACAGCAAAATAATCAAAAAACTCATTAAGTGTTTTTGATGTCCCTGAAACATATAAATAATTTTTGAATAATATATCAGGTTTAACTATACAATTTAATTGAGTATGAAAGCAATTTGGACATAAATGTAGATGTAAAGGATATATTTCCTCATATGTATCCTTTCTCATATTATAATTATTTGCTAAAGGTTGAGTTCCTAAATTTAAAAGACTTTGTGTAATTGTTGAACATACACAACAATTATTTCTAAACTTATATAATTTATCATCACACAATCTATTTTGTAGATTTTCAATATTATCCCATTTTTGAAGTATATCATTTGTTATTGAATTTATGTTTTCTTCAAATACAAAATTAAATGTTTTAATAAATTTATCAGAAGAAATTTTGAAGTCATATGATTTATTTTGTAATTTAAAATTCAAATCTTTGTTATCTTCAATATTTTTACAAGGTACTTTACATATATTAGCTACAGTATTCGCAATATTTGTAACATTTGAATTAAGTGAATTTAAATTATATATTCCTGCTTTATCTAAAGTTCCATTATTAATAATTGTTAAAATTGCTTTAGTTAAATCATTAATACCTAAAATAGGTCTATTAACATTACCATTATGAACATATATATATCCATTTATTTTGGCATTATAACACATGCTATTTATCATAATATCATTTCGTAAATTTCTACTAAATCCATTAACAGTTCCAAATCTTAACCCGTAATAATGTTTTCCAGAAAGTGTTGCAAGTTGATCTATTGTATTTTTTGACCAATCATAATAATTATAGGGTTCGTAGTAAGAAGTTTCTTCATTTACTACATTATTATTTGTATTTCCATATACAGAAGAAGATGACGCATAAATAAGTTTTTGATTATCTCCTAAATTTTCAAGAAGTTTAGCAAAATTTCTAATATTATTATCAATTACATTTAATAGATTGTTGCTATTTCCACATGAACTTTGACCAGCCAATAAAATAATATCTGTAAAATCCGCAAACCAATCTTTTGACATATCTTGATATTTTCCTTTAATATAAATAACATTTTCAAGTTCCTTAACATTATTTGAATTTATACTTATATCTAAGCATGTTATTGAAGTTAAATATTTATCTGAACTATTTAAGTAATCAAGTAATTGCGTACCTATATATCCTTCGCCTCCTATAATTAAAATTTTTTTATTCATTAATTATTATATTAATATTTATTGATTATTTTTATATAAAAAATAATTATACTTTCTTTATTATACATATGAAAATAACCTGTATTATACATATATTCAACGAAGAATATTTACTACCATTCTGGCTTAATCACCACAAGGATATATTTGATCATGGAATAATTATTGATTATAATAGTACAGATAGCAGTTTAGATATTTGTAGGCAAATTTGTCCAACATGGGAAATACGGCAAAGTAGAAATGAATTTTTTGACGCAATAGATGTAGATGCCGAGGTAATGGATATAGAGAAATCAATTACATGTTTCAAAATAGCTTTGAATGTTACAGAGTTTTTATGTGCTCACGTAAATTTAAAAGATATACTAAAAGATTATATAGATCAACAGATTGCATTTAATATAACAACAATTTCTCCATATTCATTAGATATTTTAGAACCTTCTAATAATAAAGAACTATTTAACTATTTATTATATGATACTACAAAATTTAGATATGATAGACCACCTAATAGATATTTACATAATTATGCTAATTTAAGCTATAGTCCTGGAAGACACTCTATTAATCACCCGTCATCAGATATGAATAATATTTCTATAATATGGTTAGGCTTTTTCCCAATGAATAGTAAATTAATGAAGCGAAAACTTCAGATTAAACAAAGACAATCAAAATATGAAATTGTTTCTAATTTTGGGTTCCATCACAGATTGGATGAAAATAAAATGTTAGAAAACATGAATGCTCAATATCAAACAGGTATTCCATTAAAACAAATAAATGAAAAACTTTATTTAACAATAATAAATAAATATATCTAAAATTATTACTAATTTTTATATATTATTTATCTTCTTTTTGTGATATTTATATAAATTACATACCATATTATTGTCAGGATATTTATATTTTTCAAACATATCATATATATCATCTAAATGATTTTCATTTGCCAGAACATCTTGTCTTATAACTAATTTTTTGAGGTCTGTGTGTAATGCTTGATTATTACTTAGTAATTCTTTGTATTGATTTGTGTAATAATACATAAATGGTTTTGTAAATATATTATTTGTCTCGCGATTATTTTTCATAGTAATAAACCATCTTGTTTTATCAATTCCTAATGGTAAAAAATCTATATTCATGATTGATTGTTTTTTATTAGACAATAGGATGCGGGTCCACGCATTATAAGGAAATTTATACATATTATAATATTTATTATATTCACTAAACTCCTTTATGTTATTAGACAATACTTTGTTCTTAAAGGAAATGCCCAGAGACAATCTTTTAGGTTCATCAATATTATTTAAATACTTAAATTTTTTTATTTTTTTAGGAGGTATTAACATATTATAATATTGCGGATTATTGACATCCATTATATTTAATACACAATCCATTATATTCGCATCAATATCAATACAAATATTTGTTGTTGAGTAATCCTTATTATTGTAGAAAGGGATAGATGGGGGTTTTTTAGCTATTGGTTCATAACTCCACCAAAGTTTATCTTGATATATTATTGTTTCACCAAATGCTTTTTCTTCAGAATATAGCATTCCATGATAAGGACAGACAAGGCAACCATTATTTATTTTACTGTTATCTAATTTTGAACCCATATGAGAGCAAATATTTACTGTTGTATATGTTTTATTATATTTATTGTCATACCAAGATATTAACGGCAATTCACCAATTTTAAATGGATAAGGTTTTGTAGTATCTATATTTTTAACAAAGTTAATACAATGCCATTCTCTAAATACTGGAGGAAGATTAAATGATAATACAAAATAATTAGAAGTTAATAAAATATAAAAAAATATGTAAATATAATATATATACATTTATAATGATATATATATTATATACTGATGTAATTTTTATATATGGATTGTAGAATAAATTATTAATTAATATATTTATATATTAATAATAAATAGAAAGGTATATAATTATGCCAAAAAATCCAAATACAGTTGAGTTTTCCTCTGTAGAATCAAAAGGTGGAAAGAATATTTGTAATACAATTTCTACAAAATCTCCTAAGAATTGTCCAAAAGGCAAAGTATTGAACCCTAAGACATGACGTTATATATTGATAAAGAAAAATAATTAATAGCAATAAATTTGTTAATAAAGCAAACTGTTTAATTCCATTAATTTTTTATTATTGATTTTCTAAGCCTTTATTAGTTTTTATAATCTGATACTTAAATAAGATTTTTTAATATTTTTATGTGTTCCTTTCTTGAACAAGATATTTTGTAGATATATATTAGTTTTTCAAATATTTTCTTCTTTAATTTATTAATATAAATTTCTTATTATAGAAGATATATATTTTTTTAAGAATGGATTTTGAACCAAAAGTAGAAGATCCATGTAGTTTAGAACAAATCCCGGACATAAAGGGAAGAATGTCTTGGTTTATGGCTATTATGGTTGCTATGTTTTATAGTCAACATAGTAGAGCAATTTTATCTACGTCTATAGATATAGATAACTTGAATCTTGGAAATGCTAATTTAGAAAAATTTTTTAAAAATTTATTTCATCATAATTTTGAGCAAGGGTTTACTGATACTGATATATTAAAATTATTATATGAGACAAACCGAGAATTGTTTATGATTGAACCAGCTGATGATATCTGGGCCGGTGGAATTGATCCAATTATTTATATAGGTGCATTATATGATTTATTAAATATAAATTATATAATGTTTGAATTTAATGAAAATACTGAAGATTCTTTGATATATTCATTATTTAATAAAGAGTATAATCAGCATGTTTCAAAAAAATTTGATATAACAAATAAATTTTTATCATTTGAAATAAAAAAAAACTCTAAATTTTTGAGTAGATTTAATAGATTTAATTCTGAATATGATAAAATGATAATGTTAAAACTTGAAAATGAACTAAAAATTGCTGCTGCTCGTGACCCTTCTATAAAATCTGATACTGATAAATGGGTTAATTTTAAAAGGTGGTTAATGAAGAGATATCAAAAAGATAATTATAAGATTCATCAAGATTATAAATACAATAAATATGTAGCTAATGTAAATTATCATCAAAAGCAAATAGATGATTACCAAAACTATTTATATAATGAAGCTCGCCGTAAATATCCAGAGGAAGAAATTTATAAAGAAGATAATCTTACAGAAGATATACCTGATTTTAGTAACATCCCAGCACCTCCTATATTAATTGTTCGTGTATTAGAAAAAATACCAGATGGGCATTATGACACAGACCAGCAGTATTATAAAAAAAGAACCTATAATTATCACGTGAAAGTTAAAGGTAAATCTGGCATTTATGGTGATGAAAATTATTTATTAAATAGAGTAAATGACGATAATATATATGATAATATTACATCTATGAAAGAAAAAATAATGTATATGGGTGAATATTATGTGTTAGATTCAGTAATATTATATAATGATTTGCGTGGAGCACAACATCAAGTTGTAGGGATAACATGTAATAAAAAAAAATATGTTTATAATGCGTTGAATTATAAATCTGAAGGAGACAATTTATTCTATACCGAATCTGAAAAACCTATTAAAGAAAATTGGGATATTAATAAAAGGGCTTGGGATAATATAGTAAGAACTAATGTAACTAAAAAACTATTGGGAGTTCTATCTATTAATGAAGATGATGATGATGATGTTGATGTTGATTATTATGAAAATAATGGCACGCAATTTCCCTACAATTTTAAGAAAGGAATTCGAACATTAATATATGTTAAAATAAAAAAAAATTTATCTGGTGGACTTAGTTTAAAAAAAAATCTTAAACTTAAAAAACCGACAAAATCTTCTAAGAAACCTCCTGAAGGCAAAGTATTAAATCCTAAAACAGGGCGATATATATTAATAAAGAATAAACCTATTACAGAAAAAAAAGTTCCTAAAAAGTCTGCTAAGAAACCTCCTGAAAGCAAAGTATTAAATCCTAAAACAGGGCGATATATATTAATAAAGAATAAACCTATTACAGAAAAAAAAATTCCTAAAAAGTCTACTAAGAAACCTCCTGAAGGCAAAGTATTAAATCCTAAAACAGGGCGATATATATTGATAAAGAATAAACCTTCAGTAGAAAAAAAAGCTCCTAAAAAGTCTGCTAAGAAAGTTGCCTAAGTAAATATTAAATAATAATACAAAATTTTTATACAGAATTTGTTTATTTTATTTAAATAAAGAAAATAATATAGCATTTCCATATGATGTTAATACTGATGAGGGGGTTTCTATCTGAGTGTTATATTGTTAAATTAACTTAATTTTTTCTTTTTAATTTTGGTTTTTTTAGTTTTAAAATTTTAACTGCTTTAGCTGCTTTAGTAGTTTTTTTAGAGGATTGTTGTTTCTTTTGTCTTGATCTTTTACCACCATACATGTCATTTATTAATGTAAAATTACCTGTTATATTTGTAAAATTAGTAAAATTTGTAGCATATAATTTTTCTGTATATTCGTCACTATAAATAGCCATATTTAATAATATATTTATAGATAAATAGCTAATAAATACTATTGATATTAATTTTTGGTAAGGAGATAATTTTTGAAAAGTTTGTGGTGATGTATTATTTATTACCTCATTAATAATATCTTTTACAGGAGCTACAATAGGTTCTAAAAAATCAAAGTTAAAAGGATTAACTAAATATTCAATAATATTTGCATCATGTAGTTTTCCCACATAATCTACAACTTCCTCAGCATTTTTTATAAATTTTTTTGTATCGTTTCCTATTATTCCTGTACCATATAGATAAGCAACAATAAAAGTACACATTTGTTGTGCTTTTCCTATATGAGTATTACTTATAACTAATTGTTTAGTACTTTTCTTAACCAATTTTGTTAAAACTGAATTTACATTACTTAGTGTTGGGCATATAAAGACAGCTATCTTTATGAAAGCGTTCACTTTATTCATGCATCTTTTCATTATGGCATTTTCAGTAAAATTTTTTATTTCCTTATCATCACAACCACATTTTTTGCATAAAGATATAATTTCATTAATTAAAGATATAAAATCTTCATTATCTATACTATCATCATTTGTTAATTTCATGTCTAATTCTAATTTTTTTATAGAGCATTTAATACATATGATTTCTTTTTGTGTATCTGCTAAATTTTCTGCGTGAGATTGAATATGACCTTTTGTTTTTTTAAGTTCTTCATTAAGCAAATCATTTAAACCCTTGAAGATTTAAAATGAGACAAAACCTTATTTATTTTTATTATATAATTATAATGAAGCATAAAACAGAAGATTATAAATTATCAGCAGTTAAATATTACTTATCTAATAGTTTGAGTATTACCAGTTATACGAATAGGGAGCTCTGGGACCCTTTTGGGAGTTTGAGTATTATCAGTCATTTCCTAATTATTTAAACTCTTAATAAATAATAAATATATTAAATAAAACTTTATTATAAATGGATTTGTTAACTTTAAACCCTTGTGTGCATATAATAAATATTAATATAATATATTAATAGATAATATTTTTTATAAATGGATAAAACAATTAAAAATATATGTTCAAGAATTCTAACACCAAAGCAAGTTGGTCCTATTTGTTGGTTTATGGCTACATTTGTTGCTATGTTTTACAGTCAGCGTAGTAGAAAATTATTACTTGAAGCATCTAATGCTTGGGATACAAAAAAAGGGACATTTACATTATTTTTAAATAATAAGAAAAAATTATTTACATTATTAAAGCACGTTTTAGATGATAAATATTTAAAGGTAGAAAGTAGAGAAAGTGATGATTATAAAAAATTTAGTGATAATACATTTCGCAATATTTTATCATACTTATATATTGAAAATAAGAAAACTTTTCCTTATGATCCTAAAACAGTTAGAATTGGGTTTTATCCAGAAGTTTATATAGGCAAACTATATAAATTATTAAATGTAGATTACAAAATGTTTAATTATTCTATTGAAGATAATACTGTAGCATATTCATATCATAATGAAGATTATGATATACTAAACTATACAATTATAAAAAATAATGTAAAATTAGATTTTAATATAGAAGAAATTATAAAACTAAAAAAATATAAATATGTTGAAAATAATTATGCTCCTCCTATATTAATTATTAAAGTTGATGTTAATAAAAAACATGGAATTTTTAATAATATTTTACCAAGTAATATAATAAATGATGGTGATGTAAAAGATCAATTGAAATCTATGCGTGAACAAATAACTTATAATGGCAAAGAATATAATTTAGATTCTGTAATATTGACAAATTGGAATATAAATCAAAAAAATGGACACGCAATAGCAGGAATTACTTGTAAAAAAAATAAATATGTTTATAATGGCTGGACTCGAACCAGTATGGACCCTGTAATGGCAAAAAATATAGCAAGAAAGATTCCATGTGAACTTATGAAATATAATTGGGACATAATTAAAAATAATGATTTTTGTTTAAATACAAAAAAATGTATTCCTGAGCTATTAAAAAAAAAATTAAAAGTTAAAGATATTTGCTTTAATTTCAGTAAAGGAGGCAAACTATTGATATATGTTCGTAAAGATGCTAAACCAGATACTTCCATTGAAAGCAATACAAATATTGTAAATTCTCCTATAAAATCTCCTAAGAAATGTCCAGAAGGCAAAGTATTAAATCCTAAGACAGGTCGTTGTATATTGATAAAGAAGACTAAAGCTGCTATGAATAAGTATCCTAAGACTCCTAAGTCTCCTAAGAAATGTCCAGAAGGAAAGGTATTAAATCCTAAAACAGGTCGTTGTATATTGATAAAGAATGTTAAGGAAGCTATTAATAAGTTTCCTAAGACTCCTAAGACTCCTAAGAAATGTCCAGAAGGCAAAGTATTAAATCCTAAGACAGGACGTTGTATATTGATAAAGAAGACTAAAGCTGATATAAATAAGTATCCTAAGTCTCCTAAGTCTCCTAAGAAATGTCCAGAAGGCAAAGTATTAAATCCTAAGACAGGACGTTGTATATTGATAAAGAATGTTAAAAAGTTGCCTAAGTAAATATTAAATCATACTATATTATTTTTTAATAATGCCTAATTAAATATAGGGGATTTATATATAAGATGAAAAAATTAATTACCAATATAAAAAGGGGAGGTGGAAAAACATGTTCAAGAATTTTAACTCCGAAGCAAGTTGGACCTATATGCTGGTTTATGGCTACTTTTGTTGCTATGTTTTATAGTCAGCGTAGTAGAAAATTATTAATTGAATCATCTAAAAATTGGGATGAAAGGAATGAACTATTTAGAATATTAAAGCATGTATTAGATGATAAATACTTAAAATCATCAGCTGGTAAAGAAAGCGATGATTATAGGGAGTTCAGCGATAATACGTTTATAGATATATTAAAATTATTACATAAAGAAAATAAAAAAACTTTTATGTATAATCCTAAACTTAATAAAGGATTTTCTCCACATTTTTATATAGGCAAACTATATAATTTATTAAATATAAAATATACAATATTTGAATATGATAATGATGATGATTTTTTAACATATTCATTATTAAACGAAGAATATAATGATGATATTAATTTAAAAATTGTTCAAAAATATAACAGATTAAAAAAATATAATGAAATATTATATTATAAATTTACACTTAAGCCAAGATCTAATTTTGAAAAAAATATTAAAAAATTTTCAAGTTTAATTAATAGATCTTCAAGCTGGTTTCAAGATGCGCATACACAATTTAACAAAAGAGATAAATTATTAAATTGGTTTAATGATAACTCTTTAAGGTTTAAAGATATCCACAAAAGATTTGATAATACTCCTTCTGTATTAATTGTAATTGTTAGAAATGATACATATGATACTGCTATTTATGGCGAAGGCGTGTATTATCAAAAAGGAAATAATGTTTTAAATAATAGGATAGATGATCCTGATATCAAAAAAAACATTCAATCTATGGAAGAACAAATATTTTATAGAGGTATAGAATATAATTTAGATTCTATAATATTAGGTGATTATGAAGAAAACAATATTTATAACCCTTCACACATAATAGCAGGGATAACTTGTAAAAAAAAGAAATATGTTTATAATGGTTGGACACGAATGAGCATGGATTCTGTTATGGCAACAACAGAAATAACAAGAAGTATTCCGTGTGAACTAATGAAACAATATTGGAATATTAAAGATGATGTAGATTATTGTTTAAATTCTATAAATTGTCAATTAGACTTGTTAACAAATAAAAAACAGAATACACGACTTTGCTTCAATTTTAGTAAAGGAATGCGTACATTAATATATGTTAGAAAAAATAATAAATCAAATACTTCTTCATCAAACTCTTTCAATATTTAATAAAAAATAAAAGTAATCAAATTTATATTCGTAAAAGTTTATATAAATATATATTTATTTATTGTAATACATTTAATTTAATATAATATTATAATAGAATATATATATATATGAATAAAAAATCAAATGAAGCACTTTGTATTCGTAATACAGCAACATGGGCAAATGTTAAACCCGAGCATAAGTTTGATTCATCAAAATTTAAGAAAGAGGTTGTTGCGGAAAACCTTCATTTTCTATCACCAAAAATAGATGCTATGATAAAAAAAATTGGAGAGCTTGATGAAACTGATATGGCAAATGATAATAAACTGTATAAACATATAATATATAGTGATATATCTGGTGTTTATGGTGCTAAAATGGTTGCTTCTTCATTAATAGCAAATGGTTTTTCTCTTGTATATTCAAATAAATTTGCGTTAAGACAAGATATTGTAAATAAAAATAAAACATTTGGTCTTTTAACAACATCAACTGTATATCAAAAACCTCTTACTGTAGGATTAAAGAAAAAGATGATGACTCTTATGAACGACCGAACTGCTAATATATATGGTGAAAATATGCGAATAATAATTTTAGATTCAGGATATAAGGAAGGTCTTGATGTTTTTGATGTTAAATACATGCATATCTTAGAACCATTAATAACAAAGGCAGAATATACACAGGTAATTGGAAGAGGAACACGATATTGTGGACAATCAGGACTGCCATTTATACCAAATGTTGGGTGGCCTTTAAATATTTATAGATATAATATGAATTATGATAGTCATACAACTGTTCATGATTTGTATCTTAAACATAGTAATAAAAATATTAGTGCTTTTAATTTTATAGTGGATATTGAAGCAATAATTATAGCTTCTGCTGTTGATACTCCACTTACTGAAAATTTACATTTATTAAGAGAAAAAAATAATCGTTTTTATGATACTATGATGGTTAAAATTAATACTAAAGGGGATAAACCAAAACGCAAAGATTTAATTGAAGTTGTAAATAATATTCGTGGAAAAATATATACTAATGATAATATAATAGATTGTAAGAAAAAATGTCAAGGTCCTCTTGAAGAATTTCCTTCAGCAAATGGTTTACTTATTATAGCAGCTATATATATAATAGATAAAATTGAAATAGGAGATAAACTACGCGTGAATAACAAAAAATTATATATGGGAAATGTTAATAACAAAGTTAATAATTATGTGAAAGATAGTGATTTTATTAAATACCTGAATGAAAAAAATCCAAAGTTCGCATTATGTAATATGATAGATAAGAGTCAAAACTTTTGCGATGCTATAAATAAATTATGGATGAATCCTATTAATTTTTTAAAATTATTTGGAGATAAGATTATAGAAAATTTGAATTATTATAAAAAAGTTAGTATGATAAATGATAAAAATTATGCTGATTCTATGAAATTTATATATGATTATAAAAATAAATTAATCCATAAAAAATCAAAATTTGAAATGACGCCTCCAATAACAAAATTAAGTAATTTAGAATTGTATAGATATGTTGAAAAACATTTTGCTCCCTATAAGTGGGATAATATAGAATTTGTTAATAAATGTGTATCTCAAGAAAATGAAAATGAAAATGATAATAAAGATAAATATAGCATTGTATCTTTCTCAAATACGCAAAATTTTGTTCAAAAGTTTTTAACTCCGCAATCTCCTTACAAGGGTATGTTTTTATTTCATAGTGTAGGTTCTGGAAAAACTTGTACTGCTATTTCAACAGCAACTAATACATTTGATAGAGAAGGATACAAAATATTATGGGTGACAAGGCATACATTAAAAGAGGATATATGGAAAAATATGTTTGAAAAAATTTGTAATGTAATAATACAGGAGCGACTTAAAAATGGAGAAATATTACCATCTACTAAGGCTAAACGCATGGAGTTCTTAGGAAAAAATTGGCTACCTCCTATATCTTACAAGCAATTTACCAATCTAATTAAGGGAAAAAACAAATATTATAAGTTAATGGTTGCTTTAAATGGCAAGGAAGATCCTTTTAGAAAGACTCTTATAATTATTGATGAAATACATAAAATATATAGTTCATCTCTATCAGCATTAGAGAAGCCAAATCCAGAAGTTCTTCAGGATATGATACAAAACTCATACAAGGTATCTGGAAAAAATTCTCTTAAATTACTTATAATGACTGCTACGCCAATTACAGATGATCATATGAGTTCTATTAAAATACTTAATTTATTATTAGAAAACAATGAAAGGCTTCCAGAAGACTTTGATATGTTTAAAGAAAGATATTGTAATGATAATGGATTATTTACAGAAAATGGCTCATATGAGTTTATGAATAAAATTACTGGATTAGTAAGTTATATAGATAGAACTAACGACCGTAGCCAGTTTGCCTATCCTGTAATAAAAGATATATTAATTGATGTTAATAGACCAGTATATAATAATAATGGATTGAATGAAATTAATAAAAAATTACAAGAGCTTGAAGATCAATTAAATAATGAAGATGATAAATTAAATAAAGATGAAATAAAGGAGCTAAAGAAAAATATTAATAATATGAAAAAAGAGAAAAAGAACGCTAATAAGTTAAATGATGAACCAAAGGACATTATTGATTTTATAAATAATTGTTTTAAAAAGAAACAAACTATAAATAGACCAACTATTTCAAATTCGGTTAATAATACATAAATGACAGTTTTGTGTAATTTAATAGATAATTATAGAATTTTTTTATAGGTGCGTTATAATTAATATAAGAATAATAGAAAAATATATATAGATATGTATATATTATTATATTCAGTAGTTATTTCAGCATTAATTTTTGGTGTTTATCAATACCTTGACAGTATAAATAGAGATGCTGATTCACCTCCTTATGATATTACAAAGGATATATTAACGGTCAATAATATTATGATATATATATTAATATTATCTATAGTATTTTTTGTAATGTATATGGCATTTGATAATGAAAATGATGTTTTTTCCTCATTAGGTATATATGACAATGAAAATAGTTCATCTGAAATAAAAAAAACTAATGTAAACCCATATATTTTAAAAAATACTACAGATCCTATGAAAATGGGTTTTGAACCCCATAATAGCGGAGGTTCAAAAAGTAATTCAGAGACTGACGCTTCTTCTGTAACATCTTCTGAATGTTCAGTAGATAGCGAATAAATTATATATTATATATACTGTTTAGGGTCAACATTAAGAATTTTTAAAATACGTTTATATAACATAGGTGAAAAGTTGGTAACAGAGCAATTTTCATACTCTTTAATAATTTTTTCTTGAATTCCTAAAGCACGTGCTAAATCTATTTGCTTCCAATTTTTAGCATTTCTTGCTGTTGAAATTGCTTGTGCTTGCTCAAGAGTTATTTTATTTAACATAGGTATCTCTTCAGTATTTAATCGCTTAAATTCCTTATTACCCATTGGTTTAGCAGTTGTATGATAAATTTCTTTATTTTGTGCTTTTACGCTGTTTTTATTCCTAATTACAACAGGTTCCCAATCTTGATAGCAGTTATTCATTAGTGTGTATTTAATTATATATAATAGTAAATTTTTATATATTTTACAATAATCAATTTTTAGATATTACATAGAAGATGCGGTTAATCTATTACTCTTCTTTATAAAATCTGATTCATCCATTTTGCGAATAAATAGAAGTTTATTAACAGGACATACAGATGCCTTCTTTTGTAATACAAATCCATTAGCAACTGCTATATTAACCATGCTGTTTCCTTCGTATGTCATTAGTGATATATATTTTTTATTTACAGGACATAGTAATATAGCATAGTCTATTAATATTTTTCCTAATCTCTTTCCTCGCATATTAATGTCTGTAAATACTTCTTGAATATAAAATGTATCAACCATATCATCTTCACCATCAATATTAAACTGTCTTGATTTCTTTATTATCAAAAATCCCATCATCAGATCGCCTACAAATAAACCATATAGCTGGTGCTTTAGAATGTAGTCTTGAACTTCTGATATGATACTATTTCTGTCATAAGCATCCTTTGTTTTTTTCTTATAATTATAATATTGTAAATATGCCATCATCTTCTCCTTATTTTTATTTAAAACTAATCTTACCACCACCGCTTTACCATCACGATCTTTATATTCCTTTATACTCTTATTATATTTTCTCATAATATCGTTGTATTCTACTTTTCGTTCCTCTAAAATTCGTTGCGATCTGTTAATAGTTATAAGTCTACTTAAGAGATGTCCTGACTTATTACTAATAAATGTTTTAACTCTATCAAAATATAGGTCTTTTTTATTTTGAATAGTAGCATTATTTGTTTTAATATCCATGTTTAATAATATATGGTTTGGTATAGCTGAAACAAATTTAAGCTTATTTTTCCATTTTTCTAAGTTGCCTTCGTCTACTTCCATTTTTGTAAGAGGATCGTTATATTTATTAGACATGTAGAGTTGAGTGTTATTGTTATTCTAATTATATTAATTATATTAATAATAAATTTTGTATAAATCAATTTTTTATATAAATATATATAATATAGAAAATGCCAACTCAATCTCCTAAAAAATCTTCAACATCTCCTTTAACATTCTTTACAAATTTAAAGAATAAACCTAAAAAACAAAGAAAGCGCCAAGCAAGGCTCTGTCGAATGACATATATCCTTTAACATTCTTCAAAAATCTTAAAGACAAACCTCTAAAAAGAAAGCAAAATAATTCACAAAGATCCCTGTCGCCTGCCTTAATGAAGCGTGAAACATCAATCGAGCATCATATGAAAATAATAGAGAAACAGATGAGAGATATAGATGACAAGGTTAAGAAAATCAATAGCGCTGGATATCATCATATTACTTTTCTCGATGGTAAGAGAAATGGTGCTAAGGTATTACTAAAAAAATTATAAATATTTGTCTCTGACTACTTTTTATCAGTAATAGCATTATAATAAAATCTTTTATTTAAAGAATAATAGCAAGACGGTTTAAATTTTCTTCCAAACAAACTATTACTTCTTAATAAATGTTCTAATTCCTCCTCACTAATATTTTTATAATTTTTTAATTCTTTTTCAGATACATATTTATAATTCATATCTTCCCAATTTGCGAATGTTGTAGCTACTTCTGGATGAGAAGAATATGACGTTGATATAATTTCTTTAACTAAATAATTATTATATAGATATGAAAGATATGATATATAACACAATTCATCAGGTGCATAGGTATCTTTAAACCATAGTAAGTAATCTTTATCACCATTTAGCAGTAATTCACTATGTGGTCTATTAAGAATACACCATTGTGAAGCTTTATTAATATATTTTTTGGGAATATATTTCAAGGCAACTTCGCAATCTGGAAAGCAATCTTCAGGATCAGCAATATGAAAATATGAATATTTAGTATCAAGATAATTATATATATAATTAAAAGATTTTAGTGGTATACAAGATCCTGATAAAAATATAAAATGTTTATTGTTTTTATCTTTTAAAGCCTCTTTAATCAATAGATTTTGAGCTTTTACAATAGATATATCAGCATATTTAGTATTAACTGTTTTATTTATTTTATAATCATCAAAAAAATCTAATCTATCATTAGTTTTATAATGTATATAAATATTATATTTATTTTTACTTATTCCATTAAAGAATTTAAACCATATGTTTTCATGATTAATTATATCGTATATTAAAAATAGAAATGCAATTTTATTCATTATAAATATATTATTATTAGTTCATATATTTATATAGTAAAAATAAAATGTTCACGCTGGGACTTGAACCCAGAATCTTCGCTTCATAAGAGCGACGCCCTAACCGATTAGGCCACGCGAACAATTTGTAGTGGCTGTTATTCACAGTTCCACTACATACTATATAATATAGTTAATCTTTATATCATTTTATATTTTACAACCTTTTTTAATTGGATTAATTTTAATGGCAAAATCATTTGTTGTAATCTGTTCTAATAGGTCGCTATCTAATCTATTAGAGAACGCATTAGATTTATCAGGCATTTTTGTTATGCTACAATTATCAAATACTGGCGTTGATTGATAAATTGTTCCTATATTTCCTGTATCCCTGGCAGCAATACTATTTTCAAAAGGTTTCTTTGTAGAAAAATCTATTTCTGATGGGTCTGAATTAATATTAATATTTCCAGGGTTTGGTGTATATCCGGCATTAATTAATAAACCTTCACGAGTCCCATCGATCTCAGCATTTTCATCTGCTGTTCTATCCATTTGCCTAAAATCCGAACTTGCTCCAGCTATTCCGTATTCATTTGTATCTGATAAAAATTGTTTATGCGTATTTTTTAATTCTACATTTGCACTTAAATATCCTCCTAATAAACCATCTAATATTCCTCCCAAAAATCCATATTCAGATTTACCTTTAATCATAGTCTCTTTTGTTGTTGTTTTTGCGATATCATCAGGGTTATATAATGTAACCTTATAGGTTGTTCCACCAATATTGCGAACACTATCTATTTTTGGTAATGTTTGCCGAAGTGTCTTTTTAGCGTCATTTTCATCAAACATTATATAACCATTGCTTTTATCTCCCTTCATATTTGCTACATTCGTATCATGAATCATTGTTTCTTTTATTGTAGTCTTAGCAGTATCATTTAATGCTGAATAAGTCTCCTTATTACCTGATAAATTAGTTAGTTCACTATCATGTATCATTGTTTCTTTTACGGTTGTCTTAGCGGTATCATTTAATGCTGAATAAGTCTCCTTATTACCTGATAAATTAGTTAGTTCGCTATCATGTATTGTTGTTTCTTTCACAGTAGTCTTAGCAGTATCATTGAAAGCAGTATATGTTTCCTTATTACCTGACAAATTTATTAATTCACTATCATGTATTGTAGTCTCTTTTACTGTTGTTTTCATAATATGGTTATCAGGATCATATATTGTTGCTTTACTTGGTATTTGAATACTTGGATTACCTACAGCACGTACGGACTCTACAGTATATTCTTTCATAGTATATTTAACAGCATCCATTATAGGAGCTACAATTGCTTTAACAATAGAAGTTATATTTGATACAACTGTTCTTTCTCCTGTAATATTACGCTCATTATTATATAAAATTATATTACTTTTACCATAATCATTCTCAAAACCTTGGCCGGGAGAATTTTCGCTATATTTTGCGCTTCCTTGATAATCCACGTGAAATTCTTGTCGTGCGGTAGGTCTTATATTTTGTGAAGGTCTCTCTGTTTGTTTAGTAATAGCACCAGTAGTTTTTAACCACATATCAGGAGATACCTCAAAATTTGTATCTGGTTTATTTTTATTAAAGGGTGTTATAACGCTGCGCTGCGTAGTTCCTTTAGGAGGTGCTTGTACAGGTAGTTCAAAATATGTTCCCTTTTGATTAATTTTACTTCTTAAATCATCTAAGTTGCGCGGCTTAGCGTATTCAGCTGTATCCATTTGATGAAATCCTCCTGTCGGTGCGGCATCATAACCCTTATTAATACCAGGACCTACTCTGATTTTTTCTATTGGGAAAAAATTATTAACACGCGAAGAATTATTTATTCTGGATTTTAAAAAATCATCATTATTTTTCATACTACATACATTTCCTCCAGCGTTCATTTCTGGTTTAAATAAACAGGGAACCTCTTTTTTATTTTGCCAAAATTGATTATTTCCCATTTTTGTATCAAATACAGAAGACATATTTTCAATATTTGTGTTTTGTGTTACATTTTTTCTTAAAAATGGTGTCATATTATTATGTGAAAAATCACCTTTATTTATCATTTCACCCGTTAAAGATGAAACAAAATTGTTAGTTTCATTTGCTGTTGGATCATTTTCCGAATCAAGTCTGGCAAACATATCAGCATATGAAGGTTTTGCTATTATACCAGTTTCATAAGGTGTTTTAGCTTTTTCATATAATTTATTGCTTCTTTTTTGTTCATCTTCTTTAACTTTATCCCAATATTTAGAACTATATATATTATTCATAGACGGAATGTCATTATTATTAGAATATAAATCCATTATTAACCTCTAATGAATAAAGGAAAAAAAATATAATATGTATATTCGCAAAATTATATTTAGTTTAAAGCATTGTTATATACTAAATTTGTGAGATTTAGTCCGTACTTTGAGTTTTTACGAAGTTACGAAGTTACGAAGTTACAAAGTTACGAAGTTACGAAGTTACGAAGTTACGAAGTATATAATATTAATTATTACATTTTATAGTAGGATACATTGTTCCATAGGGATATCCTGGAGAATATGATATATTATTTTTTGATTTATTTTTCCATTCATCTAAATCCATAATTAATTTAGAACCATTATCTTTTGGAAAGAATACTGATTGATCTTCCGGTAATTCAATTATAGGAATATGATTATCTTTTGCAACCATTCTATAATTAACCGGAACTCTATCAAATGCCTCTATAGCACGTGCCTGTGGATCAAAGCAAAGCCACTCCCATCTATTAATTCCTGTTTCTTTTAATGTGCATGGGGGATTTGATAGCCGCGTATCTTCGCGTGGTATTATACACGAGCGTGGCTTATCAGAACCCTTAATATTACAACCGGTTGGTTCATATTTACCCGGTAAATATTCATCCGCATTACATTTAGTTTTCTTATAATTTAATCCAAGTAGTTCGCTTGAATCATCCACCGCTTTTTTCATATTACAAGTATTTTGTCCGTAATTTTGATATCTTAATGAAGGGTCATTTGGAACATCTTGAAAACATTCAACGCAATCATTATATGGTGTTTCCAGTTGATATAAACCTGGACCAACAGCCCTTTTTAATTTTTCCTTGTAACTACAACTATCATAATTTAACCTCGTATCTATATATTGGTTCATATCTAATAAAATAATATATTATTTTATACATAAATAAATAGATATGCTTATATTACCATTATTTGCTACATATTTACAATCTTATAAAAATGAATATATGGAAAGGTTTCATAATGAAAATGATTATAATACCGAATATGACAAAGATGGTCGTCCTATTCAAATAAATAATTATAGCTATGATATAATTAGCATATTATACCTTTTCATGAGAGGATATAGCGCAAATCATTATTATAGATGGGGTGTTATGGATAATATTTGTGTAATATTATTATATATTTTAGCATTTGTAATATCATCTCTTGCGGCATATCTATCTTTTACATGCACATGGAAAGGCATAGTTTCTAATATAATGTTTAGAATATTTTTTGCTATAATAGCATTTATGTTAGGACCTTTTTATTTTGTATGGTTCTTCTTAGTAAATTATTTAGGCGATATGTGCTAAAAAAATAAAAATAATTTGTCATAATTAAATTAACTACATTTATTATAATTTATAGATGGGGGTAAAGGGACTTCTCTATACATTATTGATTGACACGCGGGTAGATGAAGCATAGTTGTATCAATTGGCGCAGTCTTATCATTTTTAATTATTCCATCATTTGTGGGAACATATTGGTTAGTCCCGCATTTAGAAATAATTCGGGTCTGACCTCTTAATTCACTGTCTAAATCTACTAAATTTCCTTGAACATGAGAAACAGCTGTGCCACCAACAAATCCTAATTGATGACGACATTTATTAATATGTTCGTATCTATATGGCGAAAGAAGATAACTTAATGTACTTACGTTATCTTGTAAATCTTGTTTATATGAACAAGTATCATATGTTGTTCTATTAAAACTCATATTATCTTCTATTATATAATATTTTTTTTATTATATAGAAACATTTTTATTACGGCCAATCCAATTGCAATTTTTATTAAATTCAGCGCGATGTATGTATGAGCGGGTATCTTCGCCTCCATTTGTCCATACTGGAACTATATTATTTGGATCTTGAATATCTTTCATAAAATCTAATAACGGTATAAAGTTGTTCATTTCTTTTTCCATAATTAATTTCCTACATTGTAAAGGATTTGTATTTGTTCCTTCAATTAAGTTTAATTCGCTGTCAATATTTGTAGCCCCGCATCTTAAACTTGGTCCAGATGTAAATATTCTATTATTAAGCTGAATTCTACATTTATCATGCGTCAAACCATCGGGATTATTACGGAGCATTGAATAATTATCTATAAGACAATCATCAGATAATCCATACCCAGGGCGACCACGTAAATTAGGATGTTGTAAATAACCATCCGTCATTCTTACATTAGGATTTTCGCAATCTACAAAATTATTTGGATATAAATTATATTCAGCCATTTTATTATTATTTAAGTCTTTCGCAGATTTCCAACAATCATCAGAACATATACTTGTTGTTGTATCATACATATTATTATTATTCATTATCTATTTGTAAATAATAAATAAAAAAAATTATTTATTATCTTTAATATAAATTTTTTTATCGCATTTTTCTAATATTTCGCTTTTAATATCAAATTTTATAGCATTGTATTCTTGTGTATATTCTTTAGATGGCATATGGTTTTTATATTCATGTATTTTCCAATCATTATTATTGATACTTATACCGACTGTTTCATCAACAGTATCGTTTATTTTATAAATTTTATTAAACGATTCATTTAATTCTTTTAGCTCATCTATATCACCTATTGCTTTTATTTTATTATTATCTGCGATATTATTTATTTTTTTTACTTTGTAATGTAAAAGATTTTCCTCGCCTTTTAAATTTTTATCATAATCTTTGTATTCTAATTCACTTATAGAAACTTCACCGCAAGTTTCTATATTATATGTTATTGTTGTAGACTTTTTCATCTTCTTTATATTTATAATGTAGTATCATTAAATATTTATATAATATAGAATGGAAAAAAAAAGTTCTATTAGACTAAGCCCTCGGAGTAAATCATCTTCGCATCATAGTTCACCGAGTTCACCAAAAGCCGCATCATCTTCATCAAAAAAACCTACCAAGTTATCGTTTGTAAAACCAACAATACCAGTTCTAACACAACCTACTCAATCAAAAGTTCCCACAGTTCCCACAGTTCCTATAGTTCACAATCCAAATATAGGATTGCCATCAAAATTTATGGCAATTTATTATGTTGATTTGATATATAATACAATAAGATTGTTGGCTATAGAAATAAAAAGGATAATAGTAAACATAGGAAAGGTAACATATATATATCCTCCTATATTTAATGTAGAGGCTGTTAGTAAATTAGAAAAATTAATAGATGATATAGATAAGAATAGATATATATATACAACGTCTTTGACAAAATTAACAAAAACAAAGGATATAAAGGTATTATATTTATTTGTAAAATATTTAATAAAAAAACCACGGGATAAATATAGTTTTTTAGCACATATGACAGAAATCAAAAGAGCACAAGGATTCTCAGACCAAGATATATGGGATTATTATAATGATAAAAATCGGTTTGATGGCATATATTTTCAAAGAGTAATAGATCATCAGAATTCGGGGTTATCTTCAATAGTTATAAAATCATTATCAAATATTAATCATCATGATGTTGAAAATAAATTACAATCTCTCAATAATACGATGGTAGTATTTATAGATATTATTAATAATATATTGAATGATTATGTTGAAACCCGTGTTACCAGTTTTTCAGGTGGAGGATATGTATTCTTTGCAAATTATAGATATAACAAGGATGAAAAAGAATATACGCCTCTTATTTATAACTATATAGATGCTTATAATACTAACTTTCAAAATATATATGATTATTTCCAAAATATTTTCAAATATTTTAAAAAAATAAATAAGAGAATGGGAGATAGATATGAAAAAGAATATAAAAAGGTTAGTATGGAATATGATAAACATCCAGAATATAAGATACGGTCTACTAATGCTGCACAGACTCGTCTTACTACTAACGCTATAAATATGACACTTGCTACAAATGCTGCGGTAGACGGTGTTAAAAAACAATTATATGATATTAGCAATAATGTCGCAATAAAAGACTTTGAAAATATGCTTAAGGAAATAAAACATAAGATTGGTGTAACAAATGATGAAATAGATAATTTATATCAAAAAGTATAAATCATATATAATATCTATAAAATGCTTAACATAAACTATCCTTAGTTGTAAAATTTTTTAATGCTTTTAACTGTTTATTAGTATACTGTTGAAAACAATTTATTCTTAAGGGCAACTTATTTTCTAAGAAAAGTGTATCCTCGTGAACCCAATCATTTAACTCGCGTCTATCCACGATACAAGACTGTCCACCACCACAAGGACACATACATTTGCCAGAAAGCATTATTACACTTTGTTTATTGTTTAATGTTTATTGTTTAAATAAACTAATAACAAGTCAATTTTTATTATAATGTATGAAAAATAAAAAATATATATTATACATAATATCTCATTATATTAAACAATTTTAATTAGTTTTCTTCCATTCGCTGAGCGAAACTTTGATGCAGTAAGCAGTAGTATATTCAGGATACTTTTTTTTAATTTCACGAGATTTATTCCGAATAAAGCTCCTGAGTGTCTGTTCAACTTTGAGCTCTTTGAGAGCATTTTTCATACATTGTGCACGGGTAAGGGTTGGATTATCAATATGATTAGCAAGTGATGTCCAGAAAAGAAAGTTAGAAATATTGATATTTGCAATAGCAACAGAGGTAGCGGCAGCGGTAGCAGCGGTAGCAGCGGTAGCAGCGGTAGCAGTCATTTGTTATTGGTTGGTAGAAGTTTGTTGATTGTCGTTCGGAGTTTGCTGTTGATAACTTATTTAATAAGAAATATCAATTTTTAATATTTGCTAATATTTTTAGGACATATTTAACTCAAAAATGGCAAAAAATGTTTCAAATAGTTGGTTTGCTGTCTCTTGATATTATTATATGCGCTGCGTATGTCTTTGTAATATATTTTTTATTTTATTATTATTTAATAAATAACAATATGGAAAAAAAAGCTAAAAAGGTTATTATTAAAACTCCCATAAAGTTTCCTATGAGATATTTACCAAAAATGCTGAACAAAAAGGATAATGATAAGCAACTAAAAATGCTTATAAAATCACAAAAACAATACAAGAAAGGTATATATTACAATAGAGAAAAAGTAGCATCTTTTAAGGCAAAGAAATCTAATCATATATTAAATGCTCGTAAAATATACAAGATAGAAAATATCTCTCCTACAAAAGAATTAGCATTTAAAACAGGTTGTAATTTAGAGACACTAAATAAAATTGTTAGGAAGGGTGAAGGTGCATACTATTCTTCTGGTTCACGTCCAAATCAAACACCTCAATCATGGGGTTTAGCAAGATTAGCAAGTGCTTTAACATCTGGAAAAGCAGCTGCGGTTGATTATAAAATAATTAGTGAAGGGTGTGACCATAAGAAGAAGGCATTTATATTAGCAAATAAAGCAAAACAAAAATATAAAAATGGGCATATGAAAGCAAAAAAAGTTGTAACTTCTATAGTTAAAAAATAAAAATTAAGATATAATCTTTACATTACATTAAATTTAAACCATCGCCTTTAATTTTTGCTGCGCATATGTTTAATAAACATTCATCAAATAATTTATTTCTATCTTCACCAATCTCGCAAATATTGTTATATACTTCAATATTAGTATCAATATTATTAATAACAGTATCTTTTTTAAAACACTTTGTGCATCCTAATATTAAAATTATTTTATATTTAAGACAAGGATATTTATTTGATAATATTTTATTTAATTTTTCTGCATCTTCATAATCATCTGTAATATTTTGATATTTACCATTCTGTTCTTCATGATGATAGCACATATGTCCTTTTCTAATTAAAATAATATATTCTTTAGATATCTCGCAATTTTTGAATAGATTAATTAATCTATCACATCTCCTAAGATACTTTTCTTTATCCGCAATAATAGCTTCTGTATCATTGACTTTTTCAAAATCATGATGAAAATAGACATCATGTTCATTAATTCTATTCTTATCTATTGGGTCGGTAAAATTTTCAAAATTACAATCAATACATTTTGATACACCATTGTATGGAACATTCCAATCAAATGGAAGAGACATTTTTCGCAAATTATATTTATTTAAAAAATTAGCTACATCACAATCAATACCAATAGATACAAAAATCATATTATATATATTAAATCATACTAAACATTATAATATATTTTTTATATAATTTTGTAAAAATAAAAAATAAAATTTACTAATTCCCGGAACTTCTAATATCATTATATATATTGTCATAACATTTAAGACCATTCTCCTTACATGATGGTCCTTTATTATATAACCAGTCTCCTAATTTTTCCCTTTCATTTGGTATAGTTGTTGAGGGTACTGTATAAAATTGGCGGGGTAATAGCGATTTATTATATAAGTCATCTGTCTCGCGAAATACATTCTCATTAAAATAATCATCCATATTTTTGCTTATTTTAGAGTTTTCAATAGAACATGCTGAAAACATATTATTATTTTCATCATATTTTTTATCTAATATATTAGGATTCATAAATGGATTAGATTGTGTAGGTTTAACACATTTTTTATTATTTATAATTTCAAGATTATTTTCATTTAAATATTTATCAATCAGCTTATTTTTTTCATATTGATAATTATATATAATAATAGAAATTATCATAATTATTAATACAAATAAAATATATTTTGAATCATTAAAAACTAAGGTTAAAATAATTCCTAAAAATAATAATCCTCTTATTATAGCATTTAGCTTATCTTCAAAAGTCATATTAATATCAGGAATTAATAAAGGTATTGTTAATATATTTAAATTATCTAACCAAAACATTATTTTTTGTTCTTATCCTAATATCTATATTATTTTTAATTACTAATTCATTTATTCTGTTTCCTCTCTTCTTTTAGCAAGTTTTGATTTAAGCTTATTAACAGTTGCAAGCTTTTTAAGTGCCGGTCTATTAATTGTTTGACGAGAACCGGAACCGCCTTTTTGATTATTCATATTCCCCATCATATTCTTAAACATATCCATTCCTTCTTTGTTATTCATCATAGATGACATCATATTCATCATAGAAGACATATCAGGTTGATTAGGTTGTTGATCATTGCCACCTCCAGTAGTTTTTTTGGATCCTCCATTAGCACCACCAAATAATCCACCTGGCATAGCAGAAGCAAATTTTATAGCATCTTGAAGAAGATTTTCTTGCTTTAATTCACCAGAAGAAATTTTATTTGCCATTTTTCTGCTAACATTTGAAATAAGTTCGCTAAAACCACTGTCGGGATCTCCAATTGCCTTTAGAATATCGCCATTCTCTCCAATAGATTTTTGTAGTTTTTCAACATCAACATCTTCTAATATTTCCTTGGCAAGTTTTCCAAGCATAGTGCCTTCCATTTGTGACATATCTATCCCTCCAGTTTCCTTTCCTTTCTTTGTTTTAAGCTCATTTAATCTGGAAATAATCTTTCTATGAACTTCATTTGTAATAGTATCTACACTTATCTCATTTTTAGTATCCTGAAGAACAGATAAATATAGCTTGACATCATCATCACTTAATTCATCCATAAATAAATAAAATACGGAGAAAAAATGATGACATAAATAATCATCATTTAGTAGTTTTCTTATAGATGAAACAGAAATATTTTTATATATACATACATCTTTAATATCATCAGCGAGAAACCAATCTGATGATTTACTAATATCATCTATATTAGTATAAGATGTCCAAAAATCTTCAGGGATAGATTTAATATATAAAATATATTCATCTGAAGATTTATCAAGTGTAATATAGTTATCTTTTATTATTTTCATTATACTCTTTCCAAATGAATGTTCATCACCCTTTTCATTCTCTCTTAGATTTTTTGCGGACGATTTAATACGTTTTATTAAATCAATATAATATTGATTAAATATAAATTGATTAGACATTTATTTTTACTACTCTTATAAAAATATATTATGATATTTTCCTTATATATATTTTATACCTTTTAGAACTTTTGCGATTCTCTTAATTTTATTAATTCTTCCATTGATTGAATATTTTTATTATTTTTTGAATCATCATTATTATTCATATTAGGAATACCATCGCTAATATTATTATCATTTGTTACTAAATCCCAATTATAATTTTTATCATTTAATACCATTGTTTCATCTTCTATAATAGAAAATTTATCTGAAAATGATGCGGTATTTAATGTAAAAGCAAGAGGTCCCTCTTCTGTATCACTATTTGTATTAGTATTAACCAGAGGTATAACATCATTATCTACAGTGCCCCCTGTAGTAGTACTACTACCACCTATTCCTGTCTTATCCATTCGCGTATTTTGGCTACCACATAAAATACCTCTTCCAGGTAATAATAGATGATCAAAAACAGCCTTGCCAAATAATAATTCTTTACTTGGCAATATCATAAAAGCAGGAACAGAATGAATTTTGCTTTCAATATTATAATTTTGATTACGCAAATCATCAATAGAAACAAGCTTAATTATTTTTTCTTTATCATATCTTTTAATATGCTCCAATAACATTTTACAATGATTACAAAAAACACTATAAAATAATATCATTTATACATATATTTATAAAAATAAATTTTCTTTATATACTAATATATTTTAATAGTTGTGTATATTAAAGTATCAAGGTTATAATTATTCAACTTTCTGAAATATACACCATCTATTAAATGAACTAAATCTTTTCAAGTCTATATTTTCATCTTTATCAAGCTCAATAATTGCCTTATAGAGATTATTTCTTGTTTTACTTAATTCATCTAAGTTATTTTTAAATTTGTTAAAAGTTTCAGAAAACATCTCGCTTTCTTTTATATTCAATCCAAACTCTTTACATTTTTCTATTAAAAATCTATATGATACAACATATTCTGGCACTAATTTACCAGTTGTTTCAATAAATACATTTATTTTCTTATTATATATGGATATATCATCTTTTTCATAACATCTTAATATTGCCCAAATAGGCACTCCTTTATCTTCTTTTCTTGTTGATAAATTTTTAAAACCTTCTATTTTATCACCGCCATTATTTTCAATATCTGTTTCAATCTTTTCGCCATCCATAAATGTACTAAGGAAAACACCTCCATTATTTAATAATTGGCTTACATTTAATAAGAAACCATTTAACATTTCTTCATTCTTAAAGAAATAATGAATACCAAACATACACGAACATACATCAAAACCGTTTGCGCCTCTTCCAATAATCTTGCTAAATTGCGTGTCATTCTTTTTGTTTCCTTTTCCAAATACCATCTTCAATAAATTATAACTATCTTGATCATCCATTGAAGGATCTTCGTTATTAATAGCACATTCGCCACTAATTATTGATTTAGAACAATCACCAACAGCAAATGCCATATCAGGAAATTGTATGTTATTATCTTTGTCATTATTGTAAATAAAATCACTTTTATCTTTTAATAATCGCGAGTAAACACCATGTTTAGGGCTATATATATTGTTTTTAACTAAATCAACACCTAAAACAAATTTATATTCATATTTAATCCATCTTGGGAGGTCACCGCCTTGCCCGCATGCTAATTCTACGATTGATCTCTTTTTAGAGGATTTAGAATAAAGCATGTCTTTTATTCCATGATTATGAAATTCTAACATATGGAAAGATAATCGTGCTGAACGCGGTATTGTTCGTGAATAATAAATATCATTTCCGCTTAGCTCAGCTACATCTATATTATTAGCAATACGCTCATTTCCTACAATATTACTTTGAGATATTGGGTTATGTATAGAACTCCACACATTACAAGCAACACTATAATCATTTAATGTCTTTGTTAATATACCTTGTTTATATATGCGTGTTTTATCTTCTCTTACCCTCATAGGTTTCCACCGCATTGAAGGTTTTGCTTCACTACTATCATAATTAAACTCAACAATAATATCATCATCTATCTTATCGCCATTATCACATCTTATATCTTTATTTGCTTGTAGTTTAATTAATGAACATTCAATTCCTTTTTCATAATAATATTGGGGCATAAATAGGCGTGCTTCATATTTTTTACGATCTTTTATTATTTTTTTATACTGTTTATACTTATAAATATAATTAAATACATCTGTAATAGTATAGTCATCTATTTGTGAAGCATTATAACCAATATATAATTTAAACTCTACATAACTAATAGTATCAATTGTAATAATATTCCCTTTTTTAACTAAAAAGTCAATACTATTTTGCTCTGGTGGTTTCCATTTAAAAACTTTATTCCAAGCAAGTTTTTCAGTAAGTGGTTCAGGTTTATTAGCATAATTTGAATATACAGCCAGTTTAGCAGGTGTAAATATTAAGCCATCAATCTCATATGGATATACAACATTTGTTAAAATATTGTTACAATCATTTAGGATGTCTTTTGAATAAAAGTGTTTCTTAACCATATATTCAATAGTAAATTCATTATTATGTTTTAAAAATTTCTCTGTTTTTAATAAATAATTATATCTACTTTGTGAACTTTCTGATTTATCAGAAGTCTTATCAGATTTTTCAGCAATTAAAGGGTATTGTGTTATTTTTACGCCATTATAATAATACATATCAAATGAAGCATATAGTCCTACTGAAGCATTGTCTCTACGTTTATTACATGTTATATATTCACCATCAATAAGTGAATTATATAAATCACTTGAACTTTTAAGACCTGTATCTATAACTTGATGCGAGTTATTAATTAAATAAACACAACCTTTATTATTTATATACATTAAAAGACGCTCACCATCTGCTTTCTCAGTTACTGTATATTCTGTTAAAATACTTGTATTTCCATAGCCATTATTAAATTCACTTGGATCAAGCATATTAATTCTCTCAAGAGTAAAAGGTTTTGGAGTTAATAACGGTGGTTTTTTAACATCAAAATTTCTTGTTATAATATCATCTTTAACAAGCTTACCATAATCTTCTAAAACTTCTAATTGTTGATTTTTAGAAATTATAAAACTATTTAGATGTAATGCTTGCTCCATTTTAATAATTGCTGGTATTACATTACCATTATCAGTATTTGTTATATCAATATAAAATTCATATTGTTGCGTTTTATTAATAATCTTTGATTTATTCAATGTTATATGTAATTCTTTATCTGTTGCTTCATAATAATCGCGATCATGACCTTTGTAAATGTTTACTATATATTTAATATTAGTCTTTTTATCGGTATAAGTTATACATTTGTTAATTTTAAAATATTTTCTCATATTATTCCAATTTATTACAGGATTTTTTTCAGCATCTATTAAAGTCTTTCTAATATTTAAAAATGTTAAACTTGAATCAAATAGTGTATCAATATTTTTTTTAGAAACTAAATTATGAGTATACCAAGAAATATAATTATCATCATGTTTAATATTATTATTATTACAATAATATAATATTTTCTTTGAACTCTTAATATTTAATAGATATTGATAATCGCTGGAATATACATGTAATATTTGAGGCTCTATTTCTTCTTCATAACCTTCGCTTTTCATTGTATTTACAAAGTTAAAATAGTTATCTTCTGACCATAAATTTATGCTCTCAATTTTAATAATATTTTCAATATCTTCTTCACTATTAATAGAGTTTGATATATTATCTATATCGTTATTTGATATTTCCATAATTATCTTTATTATCTAATAAATATAGATATTATAGATTTATATATCATTTTTTATATAAATAAAAAAAATGATATATTCATATAGATAAATTACATTATTAAAATGTCAAAAATGTTTATGCCTATCAAATTTAATACTACAATAATATTAACACCTAATGAATTAAATAAAAATTTTGAAAGTACAATTTTGACAAAAATTAAAACAACACTTGAAAATAGTTGCAGTAAGCATGGGTATATTAAAAAAGATAGCATAAAAATAATTAAAAGAACGCCGGGATATATTAAAGAATCTCATTTTAATGGTAATATAGCATATGATTTAAATTGTATTGCTGAAATTTGTAATCCCGCTCAAGATTCTATTGTTAAATGTATTGTTAAGGCAAAAAATAACCTTGGATTACTTGCTATAGGTAAATATGAAGATATGGCAATTTTAGAAGTAATTATTCCCAAAATATCTTCTGGAATATTATCAGATGTCAATATTGACAATATTAACATAGGTGATGAAATTAATGTTATTGTATGTGGTAAAAAATTTACTCTATATGATAAAATGATATCTATTATTGGTAGAATTATTAAAGATAAATATGATGATGATATTAACGTCATTGAAGAAGATGAAGATGATAGCCCATCAATAGATGATGAAGATGAAGATGTAGCATCATATTTAGATATTGAAGATGAAGACAATGACGTATACGAGGAAGAAGAAGATGAAGATGATGTTGATAATGTAAGAAAAATTATTATTGAGGAAGACAATGATAAAGCTAAAGGTGGTGAGTTTAACATGTTTGAGAATGAAGAAGAAGAAGATTTAGAAGAAGACTTAGAAGATATTGATGAAGAAGACTTAGATGACGATTTAGAAGATGATGTTGATGATATTGATTTTGTGGGGGATGATTATGATTAAATAAATAACTACTAAATATTTATATATAAAAAAATATAACCTAATGTTATTTATAATGAATAAAATAGATTTATGTAAAACAATACAAACAAATGTTTCTAAATTAACAGATAGTGAAAATTTAGAATTATTTAAATTAATATTAGATACAAATGCTAATTATACTAAAAATAATAATGGTATTTTTTTAAATCTTAATTGGATAGATGAAGAATTGCTTCTTAAAATAAATAATTATATATTATTTTGTATCAAATCACAAAATGAAATTTCTAAATACGAGTTAATGAAAACATTATTAAATGATAGCATTAATATTAAAGAAATTAACAATGAAGATGAAATTCAGGGTATTATAGATAATAATGTGGCAAATTCAGATACTGTTACACAATCTGGAACTATAAATACAATAAATCAAAAGCAAAAATTTTCTTCAAGTATGAAATTTTATTTATTAAAGAAAAAATTTATGAAACAAAATATTAATTATAATGGTTGCTCGGATAATGATTTAACATACGAGGATTATTTAATTACATAAAAAAATGATACATATATATTATTAATAAACATATAAAATGATAGATATTCTTTATAAAAAATTAGGGGCATCTGATGATGTATCTATGTCAGAATGGAAAGATGTAGACCCTAATATTTTTAATAAGCATTCGCAGCATTCGCAGCATTCGCAGCATTCGCAGCATTCGCAGCATTCGCAGCATTCGCAGCATTCGCAGCATTCGCAGCATTCGCAGCATTCGCAGCATTCGCAGCATTCGCAGCATT